TCAGGCCGCGAGCTGCTGTTTGGTGTGGTGTTGGTTGCCGCCGTGCAGGGCCGGGTTGTAGGTGGTGTTGTCTTTCCAGCAGCGCCAGATGACGCGGACCCAGGCTCGGGCGAGGATGCGGGTGGCGTGGGGGTGGTCTTTGCCGCTGGCGCGTGCCCGGTTGTAGATGTCGGCGGCCCAGGGGCTGGCGTGGCGGCTGTTGTCGGCGAAGGTCGTGATCGCTTGGCGGAGGCGTTTGTTGCAGGCCCAGCGGAACGACACGCCGCGTTGTTTGCCGGACGCTTTGGTGACCGGGGTGATCCCGGCCAGCGCGGCGATGGCGTCGGGGTGCTCGAACGCGGCGCGGGCGTCGCCCCATTCGGCCAGGATTTGGGCGGCGTTGACGGTGCCGGCGCGGGGGAAGGACCGGAAGATCTTCCCGTCGGGGTGGGTGCCCATCGTGGCGGCGATGACGCGGTCGAGGTTCTTGATCGCGGTGTTGAGCGCGTTGATGACGCCGACTTGGGCCAGCACTGCCGCGCGTACTCCCTCGCACAGGTCGGGGTCGGTGGTGCCGGCCGGCGCCGAGCGCAGGCGGGCCAGCAGGACCGCGGCGGGTTTCTTGCCGGAGTAGCCCTGCTTGGTGCAGAACGCGGCGATCCGTGCCTCGGTCAACGAGGCCGCCGCCGCAGCGGTCGGGTACTTCGTGAGGAAGGCCAGCGCGATCGCCGAGGACAGGCTGGCGAAGATCGCCTTGGCGCCGGGCCAGTGCGCGTCCAGCAGCGCGGCGAGCTGGTTGACCGCGGCCACCCGGGCATCCACCAGGTCGCCCCGGGTCCGGGTCACCGTCCGCAGTGCCTTGGTGGATCCCGAGTACGGGACCGCTGGGCGCAGCCGGTGGATGCGTACTCGCAGGTAGTCGGCGATCACGTGCGCGTCGCCGGGATCGGACTTGGCGCCGGAGAGCACCTCGGCCTCACGCCAGGTCTTGATCGCGTTCGGTTTGACCGGCATCACCGGGTGCCCGGCTTCCAGCAGGGCGTCCACCAGGCGCCCGTCCGGACGCTCGATCGCCACCGGTATCGACTCGGTGTCGCTGAGCTTGGCCAGCCGGGCAGTCAGTCGGGCGAACCCGGCAGCGGTGTGTTCGACGGTGAACGCCGCGACCTTAGCGCCGGCCCGGTCCAGCACACACACGGCGTGCTCGGTGGTGGCCCAGTCGACCCCGACGAAGAACAACGGCCCATCTTCCAGCGACAACCCCGTCGCCTTCCTACTCGCAGCACGAGGCAGGACCCAGGCGGAGGCGAAGGAACCGACGGTCGAGTGGTCACTAACCGGCGCTCTACGGCGCGTCCCTCTGTCATCGATCAACGGTTCCGGGGAAGCCGGGGGCGGCAGTGTCATCGAGGCCCGCGAAGGGCGACCGAAATAGGCCGTCACCCCGGCTTCCGCCTAGTTCCTACCACAAGCCCTATCCACGGGCCCGCACGGAAGAGGGTGCCCTAGTGACCGAGGCCGATGAGCCGCTGACACTGCGTCGGGACACGATCGACCCAGCCAACTTGACGCTGCTGGAGGTCAACGCGCGCTACATGCGCAAGGAGACGTTCGACCGCCTGGTGGCGAACGTGCGACGCGACGGAGCACTCACCAGCACACCCCTGGTGTGGCACGACTCGGCCACCGGTCGGATGGTGGTGTTGTCCGGCAATCATCGGATCATGGCAGCCCGCGAGGTCGGACTGACCGCCGTCGACATCCTCGTGGTCGACCAGCCGCTGTCACGTGCCCGACAGGTCGCCCTCCAGCTGTCGCACAACGCGATCGAGGGCGAGGACGACCCGGCAACGCTCAAACAGCTGTACGACGACCTAGACGACGTGGACTGGCGAACCTACTCCGGACTGGACGACAAGCAGCTCGACCTGCTCGCGCAGGTCAACCTCGAGGGCCTGTCCGAGGCAAACCTGAGCTTTGCCACCGTCCAACTGGTGTTCCTGCCGCACGAACTGGACGCCGCCCGCACCTCGTTCGACGAGGCCCGCGAACTCGTCCAAGCCGATGCCCGTTGGCTCACCCGGTATAGCGACTACGAGACCACCCTGGACGCTCTCGCAACGGCACACGGCGCCCACAACGTTGGCAATGTGGCCACCGCGCTCGGACTGATCCTGACCGTGTTCGAGCGGCATCTCGGCGAGCTGCGCGACGGTGTGTGGTTCGACCCCGACACAGAAGAGCCCATCGGCGCACCTAGCCGGCTCGTCCCCATCGAAACAGTGCTGGAGACGCGCTCCATGCCGGCTGATGCCGCCGCCGTGCTGACCCGCGCCGTCAACAAGCTCGTGGCGTCGGGCGACATCCCAGCTGACCAGCGGTGGCGCGCCTTGGAACTGCTGGCCGCCGACTACCTGACCAGCTGACTGGCCTGCAACCCCCGCCCGGCCGGTAGCCGCCCACCCAGCCGCCATTCAACCGGCCCAGCCGACAACCGCGGCCCTACAAAGGGAGACGACATCATGGCACCCGCCCCGCCCCACCCCACCGCCAGCAACGACCCGTTCGCCGGCCTCGACGCGCGACAGCGCTACGAACTGGACCGGCGCTGCGACCACCACCCACCGAAAGTCACGGCGACCGCCGAGGCGCACAGCCGGTGGCGCAGCGCCGTGAAAGTCCTCATGGCCGAGGCGATGCGTAACCTGCCGTCCTGCCGTGAAACGTCAATGGTCCTGACCGCCCTAGACGACGCCCTCATGTACGGCCATGCCTCGATTGCACGCCCACCGATGTTCAACGGCCGACGGCCAGGCTACTGACCAGCATCCCGGCCGAGGCTCCCCGCCGGCTCGGCCCGGAACCCATACCAGCAGGACGAGGAGGTGACCATGAACGAGCAAGTCCTGCCCTGGGACCGGCAGAAAAGTGAACCCGAGACGGCGTACGCCTACTACCTTCTGTACCGGGACATAGGTCGAACCCGCACCGTGGCTCGGGTCGCCACCGAGGTCCACAAAAGTCGGGATTACCTCCACAAGCTAGCTACTCGCTGGCGGTGGGTGCCTCGGGCGCAGGCATGGGACCGTGAAGAAGACCGCCTATACGTAGAGGGCCTAGCCGAACACCGGCGGGACATGGCCACGCGGCACGCCCGCATCGCCAGCGCGCTACAGGCCAAAGTCGTGGCCAGGCTTCAGTCGCTCGACACAGCGCGGCTGACGCCGAGCGACATCGCGCGTTGGCTGGAGGTGGCGACGCGGGTCGAAAGGCTGGCCCTGGGCCTGCCCGACTCAACGACCGCACACACTGGACCGGACGGCGGCCCGATCCGCGCTGAGGTCGAGCAAATGACCGAACAGCAGCGCGCCGACTTCTTCCGCAAGCTGATGGCCGAGGCGGCGGCCCGCGCCGGCCAGCCCATCCCGAACGGCGAGCCCGACGAGCTGGCAGCTGGCGACGAAGATGAGGAGACCGCCGATGAGCAGCCGTCGCCGGATTAACGAGCAGGTGCGCATCGCAGTGGAGGTGCACGCACCGTGGCGGGTGGTGTGGTCAGTCACGGCGGGTGTCCTGCTGCTGGGTGCGGCAAACGTGACCGCCGTGGTGCTGCTGGTGGCCGGGTGAGGCGGTCTGGCCCCCGATCGACGCGGCTGCTGACCGGCCACCGCCGGCTCCGACCAGCCGAGCCCGACGAGCCGCCCGGCAGTAAGCAGGCCGCGGCCGACGCGCAGACGTGGGGTTTGCTGGACCTCACCGAGCGGCCCTGGGCCGGCGGCGAGCCGGTCGTCGCCCCAGACCCGGGGCGGCGCCGCGCCCTAGTCCGCCGCGTGTGGACGTGGCGGCTGCTGCTGGCCGGCTGGGTTGCCCTGATAGGGGTTGCCGCCCTGCTGGGATGGCGGTGGTTCGGACTGGCAGGGCTTGGCTGCCCGCTACTGATGCTCGGCCCGCTGATCGGCATGTGGTGGTGCTCTGCGGTCGACCTGCGGCAGTACGACGAGATATGGGGCGGGTACTGACCAATGCTGCCGACGCCAGACCCGACGCTGATGACGGACGCCGAACTCGCCGCGTACCTGCGTGAGGTGTCCGAGGTGCAGAGCATGGTCCGGTACGACTGGCGGCGGCATGCCCGGTCTGAGCAGATGGAACCGGCGCACTACCGGATCTGGATGCTCCTCGCCGGCCGCGGCTTCGGTAAGACCCGCACCGGTGCTGAGACGGTGCGGGGCTGGGCCAGGGGGAAGCCGGGCGGACACTACGCGGTGGTAGCGAAGACGCACCGCGAGGTCTACAACGTTTGCTTCAGGGCCAGGCGGGCAGGGCTGCTGGCGGTGATCCCGCCGAGGGAGATGCGGACGTTCAACAAGAGCGAGCCGTACCTCGAGCTGCGCAACGGGACGATCATTCGCGGGTTCGGCGCGCAGGACCCGGACACGCTGCGCGGCTACGACTTCGACGGCTGCTGGCTTGACGAGTACGCCGCCTGGCCACTGCAGACGGCGCAGGGCGTGTTCGACATGCTGTGGTTCTGCATGCGTGAGACCCCGGACCCGCGCATGGTCATCTCGACGACACCGAAGCCGCTGCCGCACGTCAAGAAGCTGCTGCTACGGGCGAAGAAGCAGACGCTCCGTAGGCACCGGCCTCGGGTGGTCGTCACCCGCGGCAGGACGCTGGACAACGCGGCGAACCTCTCCCCGGAGGCGCTGGAGGAACTGCTGGAGCAGTACGGAGGCACCCGGCTGGGCCGCCAAGAGCTGGACGCCGAGCTGTTGACCGACGTCGAGGGCGCGCTGTGGAAGCCGGCGTGGATCGAGACTGGTCGGGTCGACAAGGAGGACGTGCCGCCGCTGGTCCGGACCGTGGTGTCGGTCGATCCAGCGGACACGGTGTCGGAGACGAGCGACGAGACGGGCATCATCGCGGTCGGCCGGGGCGAGGACGGCGAGCACTACGTGTTGGCGGACCGGAGCATGAAGATCGCCGGTATGGCTGCTGCCAGGCGGATCTGGCAGTGCTACCTAGACGTCGACGCGGACGTGGTGGTGTACGAGGGATCGTCGGGGTGGCTGCGGGACATTCTGGTGGACGCCTGGGTGGCCATGCAGACGGAGGGTCTAATCGGCGGTGGAGACCCGCCACTGGACGTGGTGCAGGCCCGTGTGTCGAAGCGGGTGCGAGCGGAACCGGTCGCGGCGCGCTACGAGGTGGATCCGCCTCGGGTGCATCACGTCGGCGCGTTCCCGGCGCTGGAGGACCAGCTGACGACGTGGACGCCGGAGTCCGGGGACTCCCCGGACCGGCTGGACGCGCTGGTGCACGGGGTGACCTATCTGCGGTCGAGGGAGTCCAGGCGGGCGGTGGTGGCGTCGCCGCTTTGGGGCAAAGTCGCAGGTCATGGGCGATGATAACTTGAGTTAGATGATCTTGGATGATACAATGTTTATGTACGGCATGAGCTGTACCTGTGTTCACGTGGAATTAGGAAGGAATGAGGGTGAAAGCAGCCACGAAGACGCGCCGCCCGAAAACGAAGGCACCGTATCTGGCCCAGCTCGATCCGCGGGAGCTAGCCACACACCCGAGCAACCTGCGGCGCAGCGTCGGCGATCTGACTGAACTCCGCGCCTCCATTGCCGCCTACGGCGTGTGGCAGGCCCTGACCGTTGTCCCCACGGACGACGGCGGCCACCGCATAGTCGCCGGCCACCGGCGAGCCGCTGCTGCGGCCGAGGCCCTGGAGGCCGGCGAGTGGCCGGAGGGCCAGCCGCAGACCGTGCCGTGCCTCGTCCGGCCTGATCTGGTCGGCCTGACCGCCGAACAGATCGTCGCCATGCTGGTCGAGAACGACCAGCGTGTCGACATCACTGCGTCGGAGCGGGTGGCCGGGTACGCGCAGCTGGAGCTGTTCGGCCTGGACGCCGTCGAGATCGCGCGGCGTACCGGTCGGAAGCGGGAGCATGTCCAGTCCGCACTCAAGCTGACGAAGCTCGGCGACGTGGCCATCGCAGCCGCCGACGCAGACTGGCTTAGCCTGGAGGACGTCGCCGAGCTGGCCGATTTCGAGGACGATCCGAAGACATTGGAGAAGATCCTCAAGAACGTTAGCAGCGGCTGGGGGATCAAACACCAGGTCGGCGAGGAGCGCCGCAAGCGGCAGGTGAAGGCGGCCGTCACCGACCTGACCGCCGAGCTGGAAGCAGCTGGCGTGACGATTGTTAAGAAGCCGAAGGAGTGGCCGTACAACTGCGCGATGGCGCGCGTCGACCAGCTCCAGACCGCGGACGGCAAGGCCCTCGACCCGGACGAGGTAAAGGCCCTCGACGGATATGGCGCGCTGGTCGAGGAGCGGTGGGACTCGGCCGGGGCGATTATCGTCTGCCTGGACCCCGAGGCCCACGGCTACATCCGGACCGGCCCCAGCTACTACAAGAGCCCCGCCGAGGTTGCCGTACAGGAGGCCGCCGAGAAGGCCCGTGAGGAGATGCGGGCGCGGCTAAGGGACTCCGGGTCGGTACGGCGTCGATTCCTCATCGATAAGTACGGCAGCGCCAAGGGAGCCAAGACGCTACTGATTGAGGCGATGCGGTTTGCTGTGGTGTGGCCCGACTTGCTCCATCACCGGGTGGACCATGAACTCATTAGGGACGTGGCCGGCGGCGAGCTGAGTGAGGGCGTGACCGCCGGACAGGACCGGTTGAACCGGCTGCTCGTCGCCCGGCTGATCGGCGCGCAGGAGCACAACGTCGAGCAGGTCGCCGCCGGTCGGTGGGCCGCGCACAAGGACTTGATCGTGCCGTGGCTGAACCGGCTGGAAGAGGATGGCTACGAGCTGTCCAACGCCGAAGCGGACATGCGTGCCCGGCTTGTCGCCGACGAGGAGGAGCGGAAGCGGGCCGAAGCCCAGGCTGAGGCGGAGCGCATCCAGGAGCTGCAGGAGGCGGGATATGTGAGGCGTATCGATGAGGACGAGGACGACAGGGGCACCACGATTGTGGATGTGGCATTGCCCGATCACGACGTCACTCGCGAGCTCGATGCCAGCCAGGATCCGTACGCGGAGGGGGTAGCGCAGGCGTGAGAAGACTCGCCGGGGTGGAAGCGGGGATCGGGCATCGCTTCCGTAAGGACCTGAGCCTGGCGGAGATTCTCGAAGTCAGGGGTGTGACGTGAGTGACGAGCTGCGGCGCGCCACGTGCCCGGACTGCTCGGCAGCGATCGGCGAGCCCCATGCCTCCGACTGTGATGTGGCTGAGTGCCTGGCCTGCGGCCTCAAGCGCATGCACTGCCCCGCCTCGTTGGACGGCGGGGGCCACGACCCGGGGAAGGCCGTGTGGACCGGTGATTGGCCCGGGCACCGGGAGGCCCGCGACCTCGGTTGGCATATCCGGTGGGACGCAACCGACCAACAGTGGTATCGGTGTGGCCCGGATGTGGAGGGCTCGGGTCCGGACCTGAACCGGCTGTACGCGCATGCACGATGGAATGCAGAACAGCGGCGCTGGGAGCGGTTCCGCTAATCGGCTGAGCGGACCCGTTGGGCGGATCACCCTGTGGTCCGCCCAACGTCATGATGGCGATCAGTAACAGCTTGCGACGATCGGTGGGTCTGTCAGCACATTCGCCGCAACGGCAGCGGATGACCAGGTGCCCGCCACACGAGCAGGCCCGCCAGGTGCGTTCGGGTCGGGTCGCAGATCCGCCCGAGTACGGGTGGCCGGCCCGACAACGCTGAGGCTCGTCGCCGACCAGTTCCCGCACCTGTCGGTAAGGGAAAGCGATCACGTGCGGGTCGGCGCGAGCCTGAATGATGAGGTGCCGGAGCTGAGCCGGGGTGTCGACGGCGCGTTCAATGACCGTCACGCCGGCCGGGCTGTTGTCGGCCTGGTCCCAACGGATCGTGATTCTCCAACGAACGCGCCATTCCACGGACCTGCCGTACTAGTACACATGTTCGAGTGGGGTGGCTATGCACCCTTGGAATGAGTTGTACGGCCGCAATCCTGTTGCTTATGCTCATACGCGTGAGTGAGATTGCTGAGGTCGCCGTGCTGCTGCTCTTCGTCGCCAGGCTGACCCGGCTCATGGTGGCCGATGAGATCACGCGGCGGCCTCGGGAAGCGATCGTGCGCCGGCTGCCCGACGGCAGCCCAGCGGCATACCTACTGCTCTGCCGCTGGTGTCTGTCCGTATGGATAGCCGCCCCGGCCGCCGCGACCTGGTGGCTCCTGTCCGACCTGCCCCGCTGGTCCGGGCACTGGTGGGTCGACATCGCGACAGTGGCCCTAGCCCTATCCCACGCCACCGGCCTGCTGGTGCGCGCCGAGCCCGAGGAGTAGCACATGGCGTGGTGGGGAACGAAGCCCGTCATTGACAGCGACGTCGGGCGGGCGACTGCCGTGGTTGCCTCCGCTGCGCGGATTCGTTACGAGTCAAGCAGCGGTGGCAGCCTGCGGAAGGTTGTCAAACACCAGTGGCAGGAAGAAGCCTGGCGGCACTACGAGGAGTGCGGCGAGTTCGCGTTCCTCGTCGATCTCATCGCCAAGGCGATAGGCCGAGCACGGCTGTACGTCACCCAGATCGACGACGACGGCCGGCCCGTCGAGAACCCGGAGCAGGCACCAGCCGGCGTCAACAAGACGTTCCTCGGCGGCCCCGCTCAGCAACCCGAGCTACTACGCGACGCGGGGGTCCAGCTCGGCGTACCCGGCGAGTGCTACCTGATCGGCGAGCCGGAGCGGGACATTGACGGGAAGGCTACCGACCGGGAGAAGTGGTTCATTGCTTCCGTCGACGAGCTGGAAGAACGCGCTGGGAAGTACGTGCTTGACCAAGGCGACGGCAAGCGGGAACTTAAGCCCGACGAGACAGTCATAGTCCGGATCTGGTCACCAAGCCCTCGCAAACACGCCCTGTCGACATCGCAGGTGCAGGCAAACCGGCGAGTGCTGCGTCTGATCGAACGGTTGACCCAGTACGTCCAGTCGCAGATCGACTCCCGACTGGCCGGCGCGGGCATCCTGTTGGTGCCGAACGAGCTATCGTTCGTCAGCAGCGAGCAGGAGGAAAACCCTGAGGACGGCGTGTCGTCGTTCCTGGCAACGCTGACCGAGGCGATGACCACCGCGGTGAAAGACCGCGACTCGGTGGCCGCCCTCGTACCGATCGTCGTGCAGGGCCCAGCCGAGCACCTGGAGAAAGCGCGGCTGTTGTCGTTCGCGACAGAGCTGTCGTCGTCGGTTCCCGCGATGCTCGACGGGGCGATCCGGCGGCTTGCACTCGGCTTGGACGCCCCGCCGGAGATGCTGCTCGGCATGACCCAGGCGAACCACTGGGGTGCCTGGATGACAGACGAGGCGACAATCAAATACCACGTCGAGTCGAAGCTGGAACTGATCTGTGCGGCGCTGACACAGCAAATGCTGTGGCCCGCGCTGGACGGGGCACTCGGCGTAGCGGACCCAAAGCGGTGGATTGTCTGGTATGACACCAGCGAGCTGACACAGACCCCCGACAAGGGTGCCGACGCGAAGGATCTCTACGGGCTCGGTGAACTGTCCGGTGCCGCGTTGCGGAGGGAAACCGGGTTCGGGGACGACGACAAACCGACCGACGAAGAGCGGGAGCTACGGCGTTTGCTGGAGATTCTCCGGACGGTGCCGACGGCGGGGCCGCTGCTCGTACAGCGGCTGCTGGACGTCGCTGGCGTTAGCGTGCAAGTTGACCCGGAGATGGTGGGGCCGGCACCGACACCAACCGAGCTGCCTTCCGCCGAGGACGAGGAGCCCATCTCCGGGGAGCCGCCGGACGGGGACACCGAGGACCGAGGCCCACCCGGGCGCGCGGGGAACGCCACCACGGCGGATCCGCTGTCCGGCCCGTTCGTCGCCGCGTGCGAGGCTCTGGCCCTGCGCGCGCTGGAGGTGGCTGGGAAGCGGGTCCTCGGCCGTGAGCGGTACCGGCACACCGACCTGCCCGTGTGGGAGTACCACACGGTACGACAGTCCACTCCAACCTCAGTTCCAAGGCTTCTACAGGGCGCGTTCACCGCGGTCCCCGCCGTAGCCGCCCGGCTCGGCGTCGACGCGGAGAAGCTGACCGCCGCCCTTACCGGCTATGTCGGCGGACTACTCGTATCGGGAGGCCGACACGATGCCGTCGACCTGCGGGAGCACCTAGCCCGCACCGTCGTGGAGGAGCCGGTGCCGACGTGACAGCCCCAAACGCCGAGCCCGATCTGGAACTGGCGCAGGGGTATGCCTGCCAGCGGTCCGGACGCGGCCAGGGAAGCCACCAGATGCGGTGGTCGCACTGCCGCACCTGCGGGTGGCGGGGGGAGCTGTGGGACGGCGATCAGCCGCCCCTGAGCGACGCGGAGCGCACCTGCGATCAACAGACCGGGAGGAACAGTGGCTGACCCGGCGGATGTGACCCTGAACGAACTACGCGATGCGCTCGCGCCGCTGGGCATCGTCCTCGACGAGGATTTCGTGAGCCTGGACCTGCGGGAGACCACGCTGACGATCCAACGTGTTGTCCGCACCGCGTCGGGGATGCCGGCGTGCCTGCCCGACGGTGGAGTGCAGTGTACGTCGTCAACCGTCGTGGTCTCCGCGGACCCGCCGGCGGGCGAGTGACCCGTGGCCGACCAGGACCAGTGGCTGCCGTTGCGCCTCACGCACGAGGCGCGGGTGATCGCTGCCGAGAAGCGCGTCGAGTGGGCCGCCTGGGCGGCGCTGCGAACCTGGCTTGAGTCGGCTCGGTCGGCGACGCTGCCAGTCACTGCGGCGGTGCTGCCGCCGGACCCGTCCGCGCTGCCCGGCACCGGCCAGGCGTGGTTCGAGGCGATGACGGTGCATCTGGTGCCGGCGGTTGGCGCGACGTTCCTGCAGGGCGTCGCTGAAGCGGGCGGTGATGTCGAGTTGCTGCGCGTGGCGCAGATGAAGGACGACTACCTGGCGGCGGTGCCGAACCGACTGCGAGGTGTGCCGGACTCGGCGTGGACGCAGGTGGCGGCAGCCGTCGCCGAGCTCACTGCGGACGGCGCGAGCATCCCGCGGATCCGCGATGCCATCGAGGCGATCCTCGGTGACCTCTCATGGGAGGAGCGGGCGGTGACGATCGCCCGCACGGAGACGATCGGTGCGTACAACGCCGGCACGCTGACGGCCTGGCTGACGTCGAAGCGGGCGCTTGACGAAAAGCTGGACAAGGTATGGGTGTCCACGCACGACACACGAACCCGGCACGACCACCGGGCCGCAGACGGGCAGCGCGTCGCCTTGGACGGCGTGTTCATGGTCGGCGGGGTGACGATGCGGTATCCGGGCGACCCGGCGGCGCCGCCCGGCCAGACGGTGCAGTGCCGCTGCACGATGATCGAGGTTGAGGCAGACGAACCGCTGCCCTCGGTCCCCAAGCACCCATGGCCCCAGCGAGACCGGGCCACTGGGTCGGACATCACGGTGACGGCGGCGGCAGCCGCGAAGGGTGGCAAGCAGATGGCGACATGGAAGGGAACACTGGCACCGCTGGGTACCGCGTCGGGCGACCGGCGAATCCTCGCGGCGGACGGCGACTGGTCGTTCCGTGACCTGCCGTTGCCGCTGCGGTGGGCGCGTGAGGACGCCCCCGGGCACGAGGGTGCTGTCACCATCGGCCGAATTACGGCCGGCGAGGTGCAGAAGTCGAAGCTGACCGGTGTCGGTGACTTCATCGATGCGGTGCCGGAGCTGGGAGAGGCCCTGGAACTGTTGCGCGCCGGGGTGCTGTTCCCGTCGGTGGACCTCGACGACTTCGAGTTCGTGTACACGGACGCGAAGGGCAAGCCGATCGAGGAGATGAGCGACGAGGAGTGGGAGGCGTTTAACGAGTCTGCCGAGGAGCCGTACATCACGGTGACCAAGGGCCGGGTGATGGCGGTGACCCTCGTCGGCACCCAGGCGTTCATGGAGGCGCGGCTCCTCATCGACGACGAGGAGCCGGCCGGCAACGAGGCGGGCGAGTCCCCGAAGGAGGCGGCGGTAACCGCAGCCGGCGCAGATGGCGGGAGTCGGCAGGCCGGGCCGCTGTACCCGCCGCGCGCCTGGTTCGACGACCCGGGCATGACCGAGCTGACGCCGATCACGGTAACCGCCGACGGGCGGGTATTTGGGCATCTGGCCGACAACGACTGCCACCTGTCGTTCCTGACCGGCGGGCAGTGCGTGCTGCCGCCGGCCGAGGGCGGTATGGACTGGTTCCACCGCCCGGAGATCATGACGGCCGAGGGCGAGCTGGTAGCGGTCGGGCACATCACCGCCGGGACCGGGCACGCCGACCTGGCGCTGAACGCCGCGGCTGCAGTGGCCCACTACGACGACACCGGTACTCAGGTGGCGGTGGTCCGGGCCGGCCGCGACCCGCACGGCACATGGGTCGCCGGGGCGCTGGTGCCCGAGGCCAGTGAGGAGCAGGTGCAGTTGCTGCGCCGGTCGCCGCTGTCCGGGGACTGGCGGTGGATCGGCGGGGCGCGGCAACTCGTCGCGGCGCTGTGCGTCAACGTCGGCGGCTTTCCGGTAGTTCGAGGGCGGACGAATCATGGCCGTGCATACGCGATGGTCGCCTCCGGGTGGAAAGGTTGGCAGCCGTTCGTGCCGCTTAGACAGCCTCGGGTTGGTGTCGCCCCTGAGGAGGTTGAGGCAGCGGTACGCCGCGCCATCGCCGCCAGCTTTGAGGTTGAGCGGCAGCGAACCGCTACTGCGGCGCAGGCGGAGCGAATTGCGTCCAGCATCGGTCGGGACCGTAAGACGCTTGTGGCGGCACTGGACGCCGTAGTGCGAAGTAGGTAGTTGAGGAGATAATGGGCTGTAACTGTGCCGGGAAGCGGTACACCGTGTTCGTGCTGTCCTTTGAAGATGACCGAGAAGGCGGTGAGTACGTGTCTAGAACGGATGCCGAGATCGCAAATGTGCGGAAGGGTGGCGGTGGCGTGATCCGACAGATTTTGAAGTAGCGACCGGTGGGCATCAACGGCAAATTCGGAAAGGTGAGGCGAAGGTTAGGTTAGCTCAGTGTCACTGTGGACTGGACTACCTGGTACGAGTCAGTCCGGTAGGCGGTCGTCATCCCAGTAATGTGGATCTGGCGCAGCCCGACATCCGTTGCTACAGTCAGATAGACGAACGCGAGCCGAATCCGCTTCGCCTATTGTCATTGCAGCATAGGTAATTATATTTGCGAGATTACCGTTGTCCTTGTTGGCTTCTAGATATAGCCGAACCGTTGTCATGTTACGCTTTTCCCCCTTTAGCCACATCTCCGCCTTGATGGGGCCGTCGGTGGGAATCTCTAAATAGGACCACTGGCTCTCTGGGTTGGGGCGCTCTTTCCGAAGGGTGGACGCCAGTGAAGCCTTGATACGTAGGATGGTGACGCGGGTGACCTTGATGCGGTCTCGGGCAAAACGCGGTGCGGCTCTCCCAATAGCCCCGAGGCTGAATCGTATGCCTGTCAGAATTTTGAGTAGCTTGCCGGGCCGGGCGTTGATGAGTGCGGTCCACTCCTCCGCATACCCTGCGGCGATCTCGGGGTTGGTTGTCCAACGGTAGGCCGACCAGCGGACCAGCCTCCGTGCGATCGCTGGTGAGATGTCGGTGACCTCGTTGACGAGGAGCCCAAGGGTGATGCTGAGGATGAGTTCCCAACGGCTCACGCGAGGCACCTATCAAAGGCCAAGCGGGTCCTGGCGGAAGGCGCTGCCTTGGTCTGTCGTTGGGCGATCAGATGTCGGGCGCTGGCTTCGCCGTGCCCGGTGAGCTGGTAGTAGCGGCGGCGGGGCTTGCCGGGGTCGGTTTCGGTATCCCAGCGAGAGGTCACCCAGTTCGACTCGGCGAGCCGTTCCAAGATTTTGTAGATGGTGGGTCCGGATTTCCCGGTGGCCTTCATGATCGCCCAGCCGTGTAGTTCGAGGTCGTCAGCTTCGAGGAGGGCGTTCAAGACGGCCAGGAGTGGTCCCGTTACCCGTATAGGTCCGTCAGGCATGCGCCTAATGATAGTAGGTGAAACAAGCAGGTGTCCACTGTGTAGGAGGGAAGGTGAGCCGGCGTCATGATCATCGGTGGCAACGATCAAGGTGGGCTAGGCTGTGCAGGTACTGCCGATGCTGGCTGCGGGCCGGTCGGGACGAGATCCCTACCGCGCTGAGGAGCCGACGGTGGAGTTTGAGATTCCGCAGAGCCTGGACGGGCTCGATCTAGGTGCCTTGAACGAACTCGAAACGCAGGCCGTGGAAGCATTCGATGCGCTCCGCGACGATCCGGCGTTGAATGCCGACGGGTTGGCTCGGCTGCGGGCTTTGGCCACGTGTGTCCAATCGGTTCGCGGTGAGCGATCGAGGATCGAGCAGGCTGCCTCTGAGCTGGACGAGCTGACTGAGACGGTGCACGGCGAGCCGGAAAACGACGATGGCGACGGCGACCTGGGCGACGGCGGCGGGCACCAGGATGAGCTGGACGAAGTAGCGTCGATAGAGGAGGAGCCGACCATACAGCAGCCGAGCCCCGTCGTCGCGTCATCGCTTACGCAGCGGGCGGCGCGACGGCAACCAAAGCCAAAGGTTGGGCAGGGCAGCGGCGGGGCGGCGATCGTTAAGGCGGCGGCGGATGTGCCGAATGTGCCGCACGGTTTCCAGTTTGGAAGTGTGGCTGAGCTGGCGGCGGCGTTCGATGACAAGTTTGCTGGCTTCCCGCGTGGTGCCCAGGTGCAGACCCGTATCAAGCAAAATGTGGCCCGTGTGGAGTTGCCTGTCGAGCAGGCTCTCGTGGCCGGCGGGTCCGGGCTGACTGATATGGAATTGGTCGACCTGGCCGCGCAGGAGTCGCGGCTGTCGGGCGGAAACCTCGTCGCGGCGGGTGGTTGGGGTGCCCCTTCGGAGACGCTGTGGGAGCTGTGTGACGGTCTGGAGACGACCGAGGGGATCATCGACCTGCCGGGTATCTCGATTCCGCGTGGCGGCGGTGTCCGGTTACCGGACAACCTGGACTTCCGGGACCTGTATTCGGCGGTGGGGTTTGTGCAAACTGAGGCGGACAGCATCGCAGGCACGGACAAGCCGAGCTACCGGGTGCCAACGGCGACGTTCTCCGAGACGCGCCTGGAGGTTGACGGGGTGCAGATCGAGCAGGACATCGTGCAGCAGGCGGTGTGGCCGGAGCTGACCCGGGACGTGGTGCGGCGGGCGATGACCGCCCACGAGCACAAGATCAATGCGCGGCTGATAGCGAAGATGGCCACGGTGGCGGCCACTGCGTCAACAGTATTCACACTGACCCTCGGCGGCGATGTCGACGGCGATGAGACGACTACCGCGCTGCTCGGTGCGGCGGCCCTCGCCTCGACGGACTACCGGTACCGGTACCGGATGGGCCGCCAGCGGCTGCTGGAGTGCGTCGCGCCGATGTGGCTACTCGATTGGATCCGCGCCGACATGGCACGCCGCGCCGGGGTGAACTACTTCGACGTGTCAGATGAGCAGGTCACGGCGTGGTTCACTCGCCGTAACCTACGACCGCAGTTTGTCTATGACTGGCAGGACGGCTACGTCGACGGTGGCGGTGCCGGGTTCGGTGGCACCACACCGCCCGGCCAGTGGCCGGCAACGGTAGACCTGTTGATCTACGCGCCGGGCACGTGGGTGAAGGGCTCTAAACCGATCATTGACCTGTCGGCGGTCTATGACAGCACGAAGCTGGTCGACAACGAGTACATCGCGCTGTTCACCGAGCAGGCGACGCTGTTGGTGAAGCGGTGCAACGTGTCCTACAAGATCAGCGTGCCGCTGTGCCCGACCGGTGTCACCGGGTCAACGGTCGCCTTCGACTGCTCGGCCGTCTGAGCTACCCGTTCGACGGGGCCACGCCTGGCAGGCGTGGTGCCCAACTCCGGAAGGTGGTTTACGGGTTGACTCAGCCCTTGATGTACGTCAACGCTCCGGCGACGACGCCGTACCGGTACGGCCTGTTTGCGACGGCGGCCGTGGTCGACCCGGCGGACCAGCGAGAGTTTCAGGCTGGGGTGGAGTGGGAGCCGCAGTGCGTCGACGCGCCGGCGCCGACGAACACGGCGGCGGCGTCCGATCCAGCCAGGGCCGGAATGGTGCTGCCGGACGGGGTGCCGCTGGCGCAGGCCGGGGTGATCCGGCTGTACGCGGGCCTGAGGGACAGGTCGCCTGCCCGGGATGACCTGCTGGAGCGAGCCCGGCGGGCAATTGGCCTGGTGGAGCAGCAGTCGCTGGAGCACTATGCCTGGACTGGGGAGGCCGGCAACGCGGTGTACCTGGCGGCGGCCAGCACGCCGGTCCTCGAGGGGTCGGACGTGACGCCCGTGTCGCTGGAGGAGGGTGTGGGCCGGCTGGAGGCCCACATCGCCGACACGGCCGGTGTGCTCGGTGTGGTGTGGGCTCCACGGTGGTTGGGCGGGTGGTTCGCGGCGAAGCATCTGACCCGGACCGAAGGCCCGCGGCTGACTGCACCGTTGGGTAACGGCTTGGTGTTCGCGCAGGCGTCTGGTGTCGGTCCAGGTGGGGTCGAGCCGGCCGCCGGTGAGGCGTGGCTGTACGCGACGGGTCCGGTGATGGTGCGGCGGTCGGCGGTGTACCTGCCGAAGCTGCCGGAGGCGCTGGACCGCAAGGACAACGAGGTGTTCGCGGTCGCCGAGCGGTTCTACACGGTGGGGTGGAGCTGCACGGTGACGGCGGTGAAGGTGACGCTGCCGGGCGTGCCGGCGTAGGAGGAGACATGGCGCGGATCTATCCGAACAGCCGTGAGGACGTGCTGGTTCTCGCGCGGGCGCTGCTCGATGTTGCCGGCGAGAAGCGGCACGATGAGGTGCGGACCACGACGGACGGGGGCTTGGGCCTCGCGTTCGATGTGCCCGATGACTTGGCCGCGCTAGTGTCCGGCGTCGACAGTAGTCGCGTGGTGCAGCCGATGTTGGGCGTGCCGGATGGTGGGGGGAGTGAGGAGCCGACGGCGGGCGGCGAGACGAGCCGACCGACCGAGGTTGGCGAGACGAGGGCCGTGTCGGGTGTCGTCGGTGCGGCGAGCTTGTCGGCTGTTACCGGGACTGAGGTATCCGGGGTGGATAAGCGGGTAGATGGCTTCTCCCAGCGGTCGGCGACTTCGCGCCGGCGTTCCTCGCGGAGCGGTTGACCGGTCGTTTCCTTCACCTTGGGTGCGCCGCCCCGCTTGGTCTCTCCCATTTGGACCGGGCGGGGCGGCGCTCTTGTGTGATTCGTTCCACATCCTGATGCATACATAAAAAATGTACGGGCCATGTGATGCCTTCTACAATGAATATGTACGTCAGGCGCACCCCTAAGGAGAAAGTGAAATGGAAAGCGTGGTGAGACGCGTCCGGGAAATCCTCGCCGAGGTCGGGATCGCGGTTGAGGTTGTCGACGGTGAGCACCTGGCCACCATGCTGGCAATCGGTGTGGTCGAGGCCGAGCGGGAGGGTGAGCGGCTGGCCGTCGACCTCGCCAAGGCCACGGAGGACGCGGTGGCCGACGCCAAGGCGGGCACGCTGCCGGCACCGACGGGTTGCGGCCTACTGGCCGCCGTGAGTGGAAAAGCGGCGGTGCTGGACGGGGTGCTGCTGAAGGTCGCCGAGCGGCGTGCAGCCCTCGCGGCGGTGGCGGAGGCCGCCAAGCGAGCTGGTTGAGACGAGGCGGTGTGGCTACACCGAGCCGCACCGAGCGCCCCCGGAGCCGACGAGGCTGCGGGGGCGCCACCGTTTGCGCCGGCGGGAGAGCCGGCGGCAGTTCCCGTCGAGGAGGAGAGGGGTTTGACGAGGGTGGCGAGGCGCGCAACTGTTTGGCCAGCTGACCCGGGCGAGCACGCGAGGAGCATCGCAGAGGCAGTCGACCAGGCGTGGCACAGCCGCTATGGCGGCTCGCGGATCGAGGTGCCGATGTCGGTGGTGGCTGTCCTGGCGCTGGCTGCCCGGGAGGCATCGCACCAGGAGCGGCTGGAACGGCTGGGCGAGGTCGCGGAGCGCCTGGACCATGAGGGGATGTGGCTGCTGGTGCAGCGGCTGTGGTGCGAGTTTGCGGCGCAACGGCCGGACCTGAACCCGCGGACGAAACACCTATGGTCGTGGATCGACGATGAGCCGGACGAGACAACGAAGCGTGCCGTGCACGCTGTTGGGCAGACGGCGCTCCGGCGCGGGGTACTCGGTCGGTTCGGGCCGGACGGTTGGGGCGAGTACGACCTGCTCGGCACGCTGCTTCAGACCATGAAGAGTCACGGCGGGCGTAAGGGAATTGGCCAGTTCTTGACGCCGGTGGACGTGACCGAGCTGCTCGGCCGGATGGTGTGTCCGGAGGAGGGTTCTCGGATCCTGGAACCGTGTGCGGGTACGGGGACGATGCTGCTCGGCGCGGCGCTGGCGTTGCGGGAGAAGGGTCGAGACCCGGAATCGTGCGAGTGGTGGGCAAACGACATCGACCCGCTGGCGGCCGCGTTGTGCGCGGTGAACGTCCACCTGTGGGGCCTGGGCTGGCGGGTGGTCGTCGGTTGCGGCGACGGGCTGCTGAATGTGTGGATTGATGAGGCTCTGGAGCACCGGCAGATCGCCATCGACGAGATGCGCCGGGCCTGGCAGCTGAGTGTGCAGATCGCGGCGGGTTGGCGGCTTCTGGACCTGCCGCCGCCGGAGAGTGGGCTGACTCGGCACATGCGGCGCGTGGCACCGAAACCGCCGCCGGCCTCGTCAACGTTCAATGCAGAGACGGTATACCGGCAGGGACGTCTGTTCTGACCCGCAGAAATGTGACCTGATACACAGCCTTACCGTACAATAAAAATGTATGAGCAGTGATTGGGTGTATACAATGTTTATGTATTAAATATTGCCCGGTTCATGTGGAGGTAGGCATGGGCAAAGATCCGTTTTGGGGTGACAGGGAGCCTGTCATTGACGGCAGGTCGAACGGCTGCTGCTACGACCGTGAGGACAAATGTATTCACTGCCGCGCGTGCATCGCGGCCCCGCATAAGCCGACCTGCCGGCACCGGGACGAGCCGACCGACGAGTGCGATGCGACCTCGGGGTGGGGCGGGAAGGAGCGCGTCCAGGCGTTCATCGAGCTACGCGGGCACGAGGGACTGGAACTCGTTCGGCGGGCGGTGGAAACGTTGCAGGCCAGTGGCTTCGACGTGGCCGGCCGGTCGGTGCCCGTATTCCGGAAGGGCGACGGGCCGCCCGAGTGGATCGGGTTGGTGAGCCTGCCCGAGCGCGCCTAGCGGCTGCGCAGGCGGGGCCGGGGTGTGCGGTCCGGCCCCGGTGCGGAGTCCTTAGTCGGGGCTCAGGCTATACGGTCACTATTCGATATTGCGACCGGGTGGCAAGAGAGTTACTGTCCAAGCAAGACCCAGTTCACGTGGAGGTTTACATGGGTCTACGCGCGCTGATCGGCACCGAAGGTGCCGGCGGCCACTACCGAGCGCGGCACGTCCAGCATGACGCCTGTCCGACGATGATCGTGCCCGCTCTGACCGTCCTGGTACACGAGTTGATGGGGCACGATGTGCAGGCTGCCGTCGATGAGCTGATGCGTTCGGACTGGTCGCGGCTGTACACCGTGCCGGGCACCGGCACCGCCGGGCACCTTATCGGAGTGCCAAGCCCCGCCGATGGCGAGCCGCTGTGCGGACACATCATGACGGCCTGTGCAAGCGACCGTGAGTGGGCGTATCTGATCGCCGGCCACCGGCTGCACGTCTACCTCGGGGTGTATCCCGAGGCCGGGCCAAAGCAGTGGTGGCCGTGGGCGTGCTGGTCGATGCACGAGTTGCCGACGGTGAACCTCGATGAGGTGCTGACGGTGCAGAAGGCGGGCTACTCGACACAGTGGCGAGCGGCCGACTACCGCAGCTACATGGCGTCAGTGCGGGAACACATCAAGGAGGTGACGCCGCGATGAAGGCGCTTGTAGGACGGGTGGGGCCCCGCGGGCGGCGGTTCCAAGCCCGACCTATCGAGCTGGAGGGCCAGCCCAGCTGGACCCTCGCTCAGATGCGGGTGATGTGGGGCGACCGGTTCGGGCGAGACACGGACCGGATGGTGACAGAGCTGCTGCGCCGTGACTGGTCCGTGTTGGCCGCTACCGCCTGGCCGGCGTCAGTGACTGAGCCTCACCCGCAGTGGTGCTATATCGACGGTGTCGGTCGCGGCCTGCGGCAGTCCGGCCAACCGGTCATCGGCGAGATTCCGGCCCATGCGCCCATCAACGACGGGTGGGCATACCTGTGGGAGCAGGGGCTGGGCGCGCTGCACGTCTACGCGGCTCGCTATGCCCGATGGCACCACCTCGCGACGGTGCCCATCGATGTGTGGACTGACCTGACCGCGCACCTGGTCGCCGATGTGGAAAGTCGCTGGTGCTGGCTGGACCGAGGGGAGGAGCCGGCATGACTCAGCCAATCCCGAGACAGGGCCAGGGCAAGCCGATCCGGGCGGATGAACTGCGCAGCGGTGATCAGGTGTTGCTGCTCGGCCGACTCGTGGACATCGTCGATATGCAGACGGCGCGGGAGTTCCTACGGGCTGTCAACCTAGTGATCCTGCCGGATGGCGGGCAGCCACGGGAAACACTGGTACCCCGCGACATGCTGCTGCTGGGCATGAAGCTGCCGCGAGTCGATCGCCTGGACTGCTCTGGCTGCCCAGCAGTGATCCGGGTGCACGTTGACGCGGCTGCCGGGGTAATAGAACGGCCTCTGTGCGCCGACTGTCGGAACCGAAAGGGCGGCGCTGGGAGCCCATGGCTGACCCCAAGCCAGGGACTACTGATGGCCAACGATGTTCAGCGGGCGCTGGCGGCTAGCCCAAGCGCCGAGCGGGACCGGTGGTTCAACAGGGAGATCCTGCGTCACGGCGTGCGAGGACAGATCACCTGTTGGCGGTCTGGTGTAGTTCTCGACATCGATAGCGCCGTCATGGTGACCGTAGTTCAGGTGGGCATGAGTAGGAGCATGGTTTTCGACGGAGCCGCCTTCGATGAGGTGGAGGAAGCACTTCGGGCGAAGGCCGATGCGCGGAACGTAAGGCTGGAGGTGATCGACGGCCGGACGTTGTGACGGGACCGCTGGCAATGCTCTAGGCGTTTAGGATCGGGGCCGCACCCATGTCGGGTGCGGCTCCGATCGCTGTGGAGGAGACAGATGGAAGCGCTAGCGCGGCTCGAGAGTCACGTCGCCGGTCGGAACGCGCGAGTCACCATCTGGGCTGACCGGATCGAGTGGAGTCAGCCGGGTCGTACGACGGTGGCGAACGTGCTGCTGGTGATCCTCGCGGTGTATACGGTCGGGCTGTCGTTGCTCATTTCAGCGTGCCGGCCAAGGTTCAAGGAACGCGGCCGGCAGATGCTAGCCATGACGGCGGTCCAGTCGGTGGCCGCGCGGCGGGACGGTCTGCACACCGCAGTCGCGGTCGTGGCAGGCGCGACGACGATCTCTTTCCGGGTACCGCACAGCGAGTCAGAGCGCATCGAGGCGCTGATTCGGGACTTGGTGCTCGGTAACCATCCAGCAGCGAAGTCGTAGCCACCTCAGCCAAGGAAGCGCTGTGCCCACCCGGGCCAGCGCTCGGCTACGCTGGCGAGGTATTCGCCGCTGGCTGCGGGCCGGGCATGACCTTCCTGCTGAGGATGTGCCGATGTCCGCGGTTTGCGACACCCCCGTCAAGGGGAAGATGATCCGGGTCACGAAGCTCGGGGTGTGCGGCGACCCGATCCTGGGTGCCGGGAACTGGCCAGTCCATGTCACGTCGCAGGGCTTCGTCTCGGTGGAGTACGGGGCCGAGGTCGACGACGGCGAGGAAATCGACCAAAAGGATGCCAACGGCGACAGCCTTGTCTACGAGCCGGCGCGCCGCCGGATCAAGCTCTACAACGTCACGGTCACGTGCGGGCGGGTCGACCCGGAGCTGTACACGCTGTTCTGCGGACAGCCGTTGGTGATTGACGAAAGCGGCACGGCGACCGGACTACGTGTCACCAGCAAGCTGATACTTGACAGTGCGGTGGCGCTGGAAGTGTGGTCGGGTACCGCGCTGAAGAAGTGCGGGACGATCCCACGGCCTCGGTTCGGGTACTTCCTGCTGCCGCAGATCATCGATGGGATGATCGGCGACTTCACAATCGAGAACGGAGCCGCGAGCTTCACGCTGACCGGCAAAGCGATCGAGAATGCCGGGTGGGGCGTCGGCCCGTACGACGTTTACCTGCGGTCGACGGGGGTCGCGCCGCTGATGGACCCCATGGGCGACGCGGATCTGCTCCATCTGGACTGGACGCTGCTGCCGCCACCTGCACCGACGTGCGGAGTGACACCTCGGCCGCCAGACGGCACGGTGGCTACCGACGTAGCCGATCCGACGAACATGACAGCGGAGTTCACGGCGACCTATGTGCCGTCCGCCCCGGGTGACCAGTACACGCTGGATTGGGGTGACGGCGCATCCGCTGCCGGCCCGGCGGAGGCGGCGTCGGTGAGCCACCAGTACGTGTCGGCCGGGACATACCTCATCACGGTGACGCACACGGCGACGGGCGCGCAGCGTTTCACGTCGTTCATCGCGCCAACCGCACCGTAGGAGCGGCCATGACACAGCCGGCGCGGACCGGCCCATGTGAGTGGACGCTGGCCACGGCGTATTGCGCGAGCTGGGACACGGTCGACCCGGCGGTCCAGGCTGCGGCCAGTGACTTGGCGAAGGAGGTCCTGTGGGCTCTGTCCGGTCGCCGGTTCGGCCTGTGCTCGACGACCGTCCGGCCGTGCCGCCGTGGCGAGCATGATGCCTGGCTGAGGTGGGAGCCGTGGGTGACACTGCCGTACGGCATTCTGGCCACGACGTTTTGCGGGTGCGGTGCTTTCGGCCGATGTGCCTGCGTCGCGTCGGCGTGCGAGGTGTCGCTGCCCGGTCCAGTCCACGATGTCACCGAGGTCCTGGTCGACGGGGTGGCGCTGCCTGCGGAGGCGTACATCGTGCACGAGCGGCGGTGGTTGGTCCGTGTCGACGGGGATTGCTGGCCGTGGACGCAGAACCTGACCCTCAGCGACGACCAGCCGGGCACGTGGGCGATCACATACAGGCGGGGTGTGCAGGTGCCTCTCGGCGGGCAAGTCGCCGCTGGACAGTACGCCTGCGAGGTGGCAAAGGCGTTGACAAACGACAGCTCGTGTCGGCTGCCCCGGCGAGTGCAGTCAGTGGTGCGGCAGGGTGTGCAGGCGTCGTTCGTTGACCCGATGCAGCTCGCCAAGGACGGCATGACGGGCCTGCCTGAGGTCGACCAGTGGCTGCGTATTCAGAATCCGCACCGGCTGCCCCGTGACTCGGTGGTGTGGTCCCCGGACCTGGACCGGGGCAGGAGGAGGACATCGTGACGCAGCCGGAGCTGACCGTCGCCGATGACGTGGCGTGGCCGGTTGCAATGCAGTTGCGGGAACTCGTTGACGTGGCGCTCACCGATTCGCTCGGCGGGACGCCCACCGTGAGTGCCGTGGTCCCGGGCCGGGACGTGGCGATCGACTCGTGCTGCGACGGGCAGGCGTGGGTGCGGATGGTGCGGACGTACCCAGTGCTGCCGGTGGACTTCCCGAACGGGCGGGGCACGCCACTCGACGATGGTACGGACCCGGGTGCGTTCTGGGCGGTGGAGCTGGGTGCCGGTACCGGTCGGTGCGCGCCGACGATCGATGACGGCGGGAACCCGCCGACTGCGGCAGAACTCGAGCGTTCGGCGGCGGAGCTGGCCGACGACGCCGGCCGAATCCGTCGGGTGGTGCTGTGTGAGCTAACAAAGGCCGAAAGCGTCGAGGCGGTGTGGATCGGTGAGCAGTCCAGTGTTGGCCCGTCCGGCGGCTGCGTCGGCCAGGAGGTGTTGGTTGCAGTGATGACGAACATCTGCGTGTGCGCGGACGAGGAGGCGTGACCGATGCGGGATGGCCAGACGGTGACGGTGCGGGCGTTGACGGCGATGCCGGGTGTCGCTGATGGCGAGGTGCGACACGGCGTGGCGTGGACGCCGCAGCTGGCGACGCTGGTCGCTGCCGGTCGGTACGAGGTCGTCGACGGCGGGGCTGTCGAACGGCCAGCTATGGCAGCCGCGGCGACCACTGTGGCGGCCGGCGAGCCATCGTCGGCGAGACGTCGTCGGCGGCGCTGATGGCCGTCCGGGGCGGCGTACGGGTGGACCTGTTCGCCGGTGAGATGCGGAAACTGCTGTACGGCCCGGTTGGGCCGGTCCTGCGGTTCGTGCGTAGCACCGCCCGGCAGATACGGACCCGGGCGGTGCTCAGGTGCCCAGTGGACACCGGCCGGCTGCGTGCGGCGCACCGCGAAGAGGTTGGGGTGCGGGCCGGCCAGGTGTACGGGTTCGTGGTCAACGACGCCGAGTATGCCGCGGCTGTGCACGACGGTAGTGCAGCGCACGTGATCCGGCCCCGGCGGCCGGGTGGGGTGCTCAGGTTCCAGGCGGGCGGCCAGGTGGTGTTTACCAGCGTCGTGAACCACCCGGGCACCCGGGCGCAGCCGTGGCTGCGGGAAGCGATGGAAGAAGTAGCGGGGTCGGCTGGGTTCCGACTGGTCCGCTCGTAGGGGAGGAGCAAGGCCGTGAGGGAGTTCACGACAAGCGCCAAGGCGGCGCAGGCGACTGGTGACGGCAGCAAACTGCCGGACATCAAGTTTCGGCTGGACAAGGTGGAGATGACGTGTCGGGCACCGAAGGACGCGCAGTTGGCGTATCTGATGGCGGCGGCGTCGTCGAGCCGCAGCGAGGCCGACCAGGTGGCGGCGGTGCTCGACTTTTTCGAGCAGGTGCTGGATCCGGTGAGCTTGCGGGTGTTCCGGAGGCGACTGCTCGACACTACGGATGAGTTTGACTTCGGTGACGCCATGGCAATCTTCGAGTATGTGTGCGAGGAGTGGTCCGGCCGCCCTACTGGGTCGGGCAGCGGCTCCTGACCTTGGCGGTCAATCGCTGGCCCGAGTTCCACGGGACGGTGTTGCTGCGTACCGGCCAGGAACCACTGGACCTGCCGCTGTCGTCGCTGCTGGATCTGATCTACGCCTGGTGGGTGGAGGGTGGGTCCGAGAAGGACGTGGCGAGGTTCCGGCAGAGCCTGGAGGCACCGCCGACCGGCGTGGAGCTGGAAGGCCGTGATGAGTGGTCGGATGAGGAAACGGATGAGTCGTTCGCCCGGGCGTTGGGCGGCATGCAGCAGGCGGCGCGCGGATAGCACGGAGGGCGACCCTGGAGTGGGGTCGCCCTCCGTATCGTCGGGGCTAGCGGAGGCTACTGTCCCGGAAGGTGTGGTGTGGTGGTAGCGGGGTTCGCCGCGTCGGTAGCGGTAGCGCCTCGTTGGCCGGCGCGCTCGCCAGCCACGGCAGGTACCGCTGGAGGAAAGCCTCGACACCGGGCAGAGCGAGGACCCGCGTCACTGCGGCGGCTACGCCGAGAGCCTGCGCGATGAGTGGTACGTCGTCGACGCCGGCGGCGAGCGCGATTGTCGGTAGTAGTGATAGCAGGGCGACGGTGACGGCGAAAACAGTGCGGGCGGTGGCCCGCCACGGGTGGCGGATCTGTGTGGTCATGGATGACCTCCGAGGGAAATGATCTTGGATTTGAGGCTGGCGTTCTCGGCTAGGAGCACGTCACGTTCATTGGTGACGTCCTTGCGGCTGCGCAGTTCGGCGCGCAGCTGAGCGACTTCGGTCTTGGTGTGGGCTAGCTCCTCGCGGAGCCGGCCGATGGTCAGATTCGCGGCCGCCATCTGCGTCTCGGCTAGCCGGAGCCGCGTTTCGGCGCCGGCTAGCTGGGCGTCCATGCGGACCAGCAGGCGTTCTGCCATCTGGGTGGACTGGTCGGCAAGCGTGACGCGCTCCTTGCGCCGGTCGACCAGCCATGTCACGAGACGGTCGACGACGACGCCCGCGATCGACCCGCCGCCGAGTAGCGCGACGACCAGTTCGGGTGTCATCGGCGGGCTGTTAGGTGACAGGGTTGTGGTAGGCGGCGCGCCAGGTGTGGAGGCCGATCAGCCCGTCCCGGCGGAGACGCTGATCGTTTTGAAATGCCAGTACTAGGGCGCGGTACTCGTCGCCGTAGACGCCGTCGTTGCCGTGGTGGCTGAGCCAGCGGCGGCGTCTGCCGATAGACCAGCCTCTGCGGCTGAGTTGGGTGGCCCACTCGCGTAGCCAGGCCCGGTCGGTGCGCCCCCGGAAGTACCGCTCGTAGCGGCCGGACACCGAGTAGTCGGGGCCAGATGCTGGGCCGAAATACCAGCCCCGTGGCAGGGGGAACGGGATTGGTGTGCCTGGGGCGGGCGTGCCGACAGGCGGTGTCGGGGTGGACCCGACGATCGGCAGGCCGGCGTTGAGCCACGAGTAGATTTCGGCACCGGGGCAGGCGGTCGCTCCGCGGTCCCGGTGGCCGAGGAGGGTGAGCTTGCGGCCCGCGCGGTCGTTGGCCTCGTTGTAAAGCCACGCGAAGGAGCGGCGTGCGGGGTCGCTGACGTCTTGGACGCCGGGGCGGTCCGTGCCGATCAGGCAGACACCGAGAGAGGCGGTGTTGTGGCCGGCGCAGTGTGCGCCGATTGTGAGCCAGCCCCGGCCCTCGAAGATGTCACCGCTGGTGGAGCTGATGAGGAAGTTGTAGCCGATGTCTGACCAGCCCCGGGAGCGCATGTGGTAGTCCTGGATCTCGCGTGGGGTCTGGGTGGCGGACGCGGCCGAGTAGTGGGCCATGAAGACGGCCCGTCTCGGCCAGGTGGTGACGGTGCGGCCCTCGGGCGGCCGGGCACCCCATTCGGTGCGGCTGATGATGTCCACTGGTTGTCCTCCCGGCAGCATTGACTGTCGGGGGACGGTTCTTACCGTAGCGGGTGATGCGGAATCTGAGATTCCGGGCTGGCTGGCGGCGGTTGCCGGGCCGCCGCCAGCCAGCCTGGACCACGCGGCAAGGAAGGGTACTGCCGGCGTGGGTTGGCCCGCCGGCCGCTCCATCGCGGGAAGTAGCGACCGGCGGGGGTTCATGTACGCCACACGTAGGTGAGGTCGTCAATGGTGGAGTCCGCAACTACCTTGATCAACAGTATTTCGAGTGTGGATTTTCGGCATGCTGGTGTGATGTCGCTGATGGTGGCCCGCCGCTCGGCGCCGATCCACGCCTGGGACTCCAGGGCATCGGCCCATAGGTAGCCGTGGCGGCAGCCCGTACGGCATCTATAGGTACGGCGACGAACGCCGCTTCGAACGACGGATGAGCAGACCATGGGCAGGTCGCACTGTCCGCAGAACAGCAGCTCGCGCAGCAGGTATGGATCCTCGGTAGGCACTAGCGCGCTGCGGAACCGCGGCGGATACCCGGCAGTGCCCTGGCGTGTCCAGTCACCCGGAGGCATTGTCATCGTCGTCCACCTGAGCCGCGGAATCTTTGCGCTGGGGTGGCGGGCACGGCATTCGCCCACCAGATGATCAGAGTGGGTGCGTTCCATGCTGGGCGGCCCAACTCGGACACGACTCCTCTAGCCGGTGCCATGGCTGCAGCGTGTGCCCACCTTCGGGCGTCGCATGGCCAGTGTTTCCTGCACCAGGTGCAGACACGGCGGACGTGGATGCGGGGCGGCCATAGCGTGACCTGTGGCTGCCGGCGTCCGGGCCGGTGTATGGCGAGGGTGTGGTCTGCGTGGATCGCCCGTTCACCAGGCTGATCAAAGACGCGGTAGCCGTTGTGGGGGACCAGCTCGCCAGGCGGCGGTTCGGCCTGTGCCGGGACGGCTGCTGCGTGTATCGATTGTCCTGTGTGGAACACGTGATGCCCCTAGGAGTGCTGTTCTCGCGCTGACGAATGTCACCGTGCCGAATCAGCACGGTGCAGATTTGCACGGTGCCAGCATGGCACGGCGCTAGTCGATGTCACAAGGGATGATGTGATGTAACTGTGCGTGTCAGTCGGCGGTGAACATGCGCGAGGGGCCGGCACCTCGCGGTGCCGGCCCCTCGAGTTGTGGGTTGTGGACTGTCGTCAGGCGTCGAACTGGCCCGCCTTCGCGCCGGTGAGGAACTGCGCCCATCCGGTGTCAGTGAAGGTCAGGATTGGCCCGGTCTTGTCCTTGCTGTCGCGGACGAGCATCGTGCTGCCGTCGATGGCATCGGACACCTCGACACAGTTTTGGCCGCCGTCGGACCGGGTTGACTTCCGCCAGGGGCGGTACTGCTCGCTCATTGACCCTCCTCAGGTCAGGCTTCGGCGGTCAGGGCATCGGCCGCCGACTGGATGAGGTCCGCGCTCTCCTCTGGGGATAGCGCAGCGTCACGCAGCTGGTGAAACATCTGCGTATATCGCTGTACCTCCTGGGTCTCGGTGACCAGCAAGTCGGTCGTCACGGTGTCGACGGCGACGAGCGTCAGGTCCTCGGGATCCGGGTAGGCGTACACGGAGAACGGCGAGCGTGGCACGTATCCGCGGCCGAGCCGGGCGTCAACCGGCAGGACCTGCACCCGCACGTTCTCGTGCGTCGTGGCTAGAGCGAGCAAGTGGTGCAGTTGCTCCCGCATGACCTCGGGTGGCACGGGTCGCCGCTCGATGGCCTGTGGTTCCAGCACGACGTCATATTCCGACCGGTCTGGGGCGGAAATCTGCTGTTGCCGGCGCAGTCGGCCTGCAACGGTGCCCTCAAGGTCGAAGTCTGCACCCTGATCGAGAGCGGCTTGACCTCGGTGACGGGCGTATGCCTCGGTCTGGAGCAGGCCGGGCAGGAGTGAGTTCTGGTACTCGAGGATGGTGCGGGAGCCGCACTCGATTTCGGCAGTGCGGGCCTGTCGCGAGCCCATCTCCGCGTACTCGGGTGCGGTCCACCATCCCTTGACCAGCCCGTCGCGAGCGACACGTTGGAGCGCAACGTAGCGAGCGTCGCCCTCGGTGAGGAGCACGTCGAGGAGTTTGAGGATGGTGTCGAGTGGCCTGCGCTCGCCGTTCTCCACCTTGCTGACGGCCGTTCGGTCCAAGCCTGCCTCACGGCCCAGCAGCGCACTGGTCATACCAGCGGCCTCGCGTAGCTCGCGGATCGCCTGCCCCAGCCGTAGGCGTCGGGCGAGGGGTGAGATCACGTGGCCTGCACCTCCGTTTCCTGGCACCGTGCCAGCCTGGCACGCCGTACTCGTGAGCGTACGCGGACGCTGCGAGTGGGGCTATCCGCGTTCGGCTACCGAGGATTGCGGGTGACGGACGGTACGGTGATGGGTGACTCGGCGCGGGACGGGTCAGGCTGGATGAGTGCGAAGGGCTTCGGGCGCGTCACCTGAAGCCCTTCGCTGGCTTCAACAAGCAGTACGGCTGCAATGGGGAATGGCGGCCGTATCAAATCGTCTACGCTGAGGGTCGTGGCGCTAGGACGTGCGTATATCGAGATCGTCGGTGACGTCCGGCGGTTCGCACCGGACCTGCGCCGGGGGCTGACGAAGGCCCTGAAAATCGGCGTGGTCGGCTCCGTCGCCGCATCCGCGGCCAGCCAGCTCCTCGGCCTCGTCGCGGCGTTATCCTCGGTGGGCGGCGCAGCGTTCGCTATTCCCAGCGCGCTCGCGGTCGGCGTGGCCGCCGTCGGCGCACTGCGGGTAGCCACCGCGGGCCTCGGCGAGGCTCTGAAAGCAGCAGCGACCGGCGACGCCGCTGCTTTCGCCAAAGCGATCGAAGGGTTAGCTCCACAGGCGCAGCGGGTGGCCGCCGAGTTCCGCGCGGTCAAGCCGGCCCTCGACGACATCCGGGTCGCGGCGCAGGACGCCTTCGCCGCCCCGATCGTCGGCCAGATCCAGGAGACCGCCGCGGTGTTGGCCGGACCACTGCGGTCCGGGCTCGCTGGCATCGCCGCCGAGTACGGGCGTGCGGCACGGCAGGCGCTTGTGTTCGCCCGGGACAGCACCACAGTGTCGGCGCTGTCCCGCGTGCTGACAACGGCGCGGGACGCGGTGGCGAACCTGACGGCGTCGCTGGGGCCACTGCTGGCCGGTGTCCGTGATCTGGCGGTGGTGGCATTGCCCACGATCGGGCAGCTGTCCCTGAGCGCCGGTGGAGCGGCTACCCAGTTCGGCGAGTGGTTGTCGGCGATGGCGCAGAGCGGCGCGGCGGTCGCGGCGATTCAGACCGCGTTCGGTGTGCTCTCGCAGCTCGGGCAGATCATCGGGGACATCGGTGGCATCCTCAGCGACGTCATCAGCGCTGCATCCCCGAGCGGCGGCCTGTTGAGCAGCCTAGCGGCGCTAACCGGTGGCATGCGCGAGTTCTTCGCCTCCGCTGATGGTGGTGCCGCGCTGGCGGGCATCTTCGAGGCGCTGACAATTGTCGCCTCAGGCTTATCACCGCTGCTGGTCGGCGTGTTCCGTGCCATTGGCGACACACTCGTGCCGGCACTGATTCCACTCGCGCAGGCTCTCGCACCGTCATTGAAGGCCCTCGTCCCGGCGCTGGCCCCGCTTGGCCAGGTGATCGCGGCCCTCGCGGTGGCCATCGCTCCACTCCTGCCCGTCATCGCTGATCTCATTAGCATGTTGATCGGCCCGCTAGCGCAGGCTCTGACCGCCCTGGAGCCGCTGCTCACCCCAGTTCTTACAGCACTCGGCTCAGTGCTGCTTCAAATCGGGCGGAGCATCACCGCGGTACTCGCCCCGATCGCCGGTCTCCTCGCCGACCTGTTCGCGGAGCTCGGACCCCCGCTCGGGGAAATCGTCACCGCAGTCGGTACTGCCCTCGCCCCGGCCCTGGACGCGGTGGGTCCGCTGATCGTCCAGGTGGTACAGGCGCTGATCCCGCTGATCCCGACGATTGTGTCGCTGGTGCCTCCGCTGGTCGAGATCGTCGTCGCACTGACTCCCCTTATCGAACTGGTGGCGCAGCTGGCCACCGTGGCGATCGCGGTGGTCGCGCCGCTGCTGAAGGCCACAGCAGTGCTGCTTGGGCTTCTAGCAGCGAAGGCGCTCGCGCCGCTGGTGTCGGCTATCGCCTCGGCGCTGGCGTGGCTACTGTCCCCGCTGTCCGGAGTCGCCGCTGGACTGGGCCGAGTCGCAGCCTGGCTGGACGCCATTGATTGGGCTGGCGTCGGCTCGGCGATCGGCCAAGCCTTCGCCACAGCATGGACGGCGGTGGTTGGCTTCTTTGAAGCAATCGGCATGTGGTTCGCCGCCCTACCCGGACGAATCGCGGCCTGGCTGTCGGGCCTACCGCAGTTGCTACGGACCCTGTTCACCACGGCGGCGGAGATGGCCCTACAGGCACTCGGCGTCGGTATCGGACTGATCCTTTACGCGGTCACCGTCTTGCCGGGGCAGATCATCGGGGCGCTGACGACCCTGCCAATGATGCTGGGTGACCTGTTCACCGCGGCATGGCTTTTCGGCCGGCAGGCGTTCCTGGCCGGCGTTAACGCAGTGGTCGACGTCGCGGTGGCGCTGCCCAGCCGGGTGAGTTCCGGGCTGTTCAGCCTGCGAGGCCGGATCCAGGCCACGTTCAGCAGCGCAATCGCTGCCGGTCGCGCCGCTGCCGTGAAGGGGTTCGCCTCGATCGTGTCTCATATCGCTGGCATTCCTCGCCGGATCTCCAGCTACGCCGGCCGGTTCCTCGCCGCTGGCTCCGGGCTCGTGAAGCGGCTGGTAGATGGGCTGCGGCGAGTGCCGTCGCTGGGCAGTATCGCGTCGGCGATCACCAGCACGATACGGCGGCAGCTCAACAACATCATCGGGGCGATCAACAGGGGCGTCGGCCGGGTTGACGCGTTGCTGCCCGGCTCACTGCCCCGCATCCCGTATTTGGCAGACGGCGCGATCCTGCGCCGGCCGACCCTGTTCGTCGGCGGTGAGGCCGGCAACGAGGTGGTCATTCCGTTGACCCGGCCCCGGCGGGCCCGGCAGTTAGCCGAGGAGTCTGGGCTGATGTCGCTGCTCGGCGAGGCCGGAGGCCACCCGATCGTGTTCAACCGCGGGGCGATCTCCGTGACCTTCGAGGGTGTCGTGCCGACCCGCCAGGAGGCGTGGCAAACCGGCCAGGCGGTTGGCGATGGCGTGTGGAATACGTTGGCCCGACGGTCCGTGGCCACGACCGTGAGGACTATTTGATGGGTGAGTACAACCCGGACCGGCCGTATGTGCTGGGTATGCAATGGGCGCCGCTGGTGGGAAGCCGGCTAAGGCTCGATACCGCAAGCGAGGTCGGGTACATGTTCCGAGCGGCCAGTGAGGATCTGGACCGGGTGTGGGTACGGGTGACGTCGCCGCCACCCGGGCGCGCCACCCGTAAGGAACTGGTGGCGGCTGTGTACAGGGCGAATACGGTGGCCGGCACTGGACCAGCCCGGAAACTGGTGATCCCCTGCGTCAGTGGAGAGCTGGTGACTGGTGGAGCCCTGGTGAGTGCGGTGTCGGTAGAGGAGGCGGTAGCCAATCCGTCCGACCAGCGGTATGTAACCCTGACCGGGCCGACCGCCGCCGCACGGTTTTGGTTCGGTACCACTACCAGTGAAGTGCAGGCTGCCCTGTACCACCGGCGGATCCTCGACGTGACGGTGCTGTACGTGCTGTCAGGGCCATTCGGCGACCTCTCCCCGGCGATGACACTCGGCCTAGAGCGACCGTCGGCGGGTGTGAACTGGGAGATGGACAGCACGCTGACCGGACCGGCGTCACACAGTGACGTGACCGTGGTGCGCCGGTCGCGACTCGGCGAGCTCAATCCATGGTGGAGTACGAATGCGACCCCGCTGAGCACGACCTGGCGGCGACCGTACTCGTGGGCGGGAAGCGCCACGCCGACGTCGGGGCTGACAGCCTGGTCGGCCTCGGGCGGCACGAACGTCAATGTGCGGATGCAGGTCAGCGGCGCGGCGGCTGCCGGCGCTGAGTTCCAGTTGCACTACCTGGCATTGGAGGTGACGTACGGGGAGGAGGACCGGGTGGCTGCCGGCGGGCTGGACATCACGAACGGCGCCGCTCAAGACGTGCACGGCCTGTACTACGACATCGAGCTCGTGCAGATGTATAACTTCGGCTACGCGCCGTATCTGCTGCCCGGGTACCCGTACGCGGTGACGGTGGGCCAAGCGCACTCGGGGCAGGCATCGGTGGCCTCGCCGGTGCCGATACCGGTCGACCGGGTCGGCATGCCCGGCAGCCTTTCCAGTTTGCGAGGGGTGCTTCTTCGTAAGACGTTGCGCGAAGGCTCAGTGCCGAATGCGGAAGCGGTCGCCGAGGTGCCGGCCGTGACGCTGTACGCCGGAACGCCGCTGCCCGGTACTGCGGATGGACGGTCACACAGCTATCTCGCACGGGCGATCGCTACCGCGGCGAGACGGCATGTCACCGGTGACATTGTGCAGCGGGTCCTTGACGACACCGCCGGCACATACGCGTGGATCAGATTCTATGCCCGGCATTTGCCTGGAACTCGCGACGAGTTGATCGTCTATCAGGGTGACCCAACGGATCCCTTCACCAGGCTCGGGCCGAAGGCGCGCATCAGCGTCGACGAGTTCGACGCGCTGCCGGAGGTGGTGGACGGGTGGAAGGTGGTCACACTGCGCCTTGATCCGCCGCTGGTAACTACCGGACCTGGTGCGGGCGCGGTGACGTGGTGGGTGTTTGACACCTACGCTGACGACGAGTCGCCGTGGCAGATTCTCGGTGCGACTACTCGCACGGACAGCTCGTCTCAGAGCTCTGTAAACGACACAACCTATGGGGGACAGACGGCATTCGCCACGATCGAAGGTGTCGACGATCTATCGTCGGACCTGGCGCTGATGCTGGTACGCGACATGGACGCGGTGACTGGTTTCGCTGTGCAAGCGGCTGTACAGGCGGTACACGGCGTCGATGAGCATTGCGCCAGGCCTGTCGGCGGGGTTCCAAACGGGATCCACTACCACCAGCTGACCTGGAACGCGATCAACTCCGAGGTGGTCGCGGGATGGGGTTCGTACGAGGTGCAACGCCAAGACGACACGCTGGACTCCACTGAGTGGGAGACAATTGCGCTAGTCGGTGCCCCGAACGTGACCGCCGTGAACGACTACGAAGCGCGGGTAGGCGTCGAGTCGCGGTACCGGATCCGGATGGTCCACCGGATAGGGATTGCAGGGCCCTGGTCTGCGTCGGTCGCGGCGACGATCCCCGTCCCGGGGGTGACCGGCACCCGTGTCGACGTTGGGGTGCTGATCCTGACCAGTAACCACAACCCGGCCGGGAACCTGGCCTACGTCGTCAACCCGGAGCGGGCCGGCGAGGAGTACACCTTCCCGGAGGCCGGGCAGGTTGAGCTGCAGGCGATGTTCGGTCGGGACTTTAGGACGGCGCATCGCCACACCGAGCGTGGCGGTGTGGAGTTCACCCGGACGCTGTTAGTGAACGCCGCCGCCGTGCCGGCGCAGACACTCGAGGGGTTCCGTAGCCTGCGTGACCTCGCGTGGGACACGGTGCCGCATGTGTGTGTTCGCGACGAGGTGGACAACCGGTGGCTGGCGACGCTGCTAGTGCCTGGCGGGTCGGTGCGTCGGCGCCGGGGGCAGGGGCACGTGCAGCTGGCGCAGGTGACGGTGGTGGAGGTGGCCGGCTCACCGGCCCCGGTCGACGGCGGCCCACCGCCGTGCGAGGGGCTGCGTCCCGAGGGCACCACCGCGTCGGTGTTGGCGGACGCACTCGACCCGGCCGGTGTGGCGTGGAGTCCGGTGGCGGTGTCTCACCAGTTCGCCCTAGACGTAGCGGGCGGGTGGGGCGCGACGGAGACCCCGGGGCTTGCCTGGCAGGTAACTCAGGGTGCGGCGACGGATGTCTCGGCCAGCGGTGGTGTGGGCTCCATTCGGCTACTGGCGTTTGCTAACAGCAACCCCTATTTCGAGACGGATACCTCCGGCTGGCAGGCGTTCGGCGGGGTGATTTCGCAGTCAACGGCGCATGCTCACCAAGGTGGCGCGGCTGGTCTCCTGACGCCCGACGGAGTGTCCGCCACCGCCAGGGCGCAGAGCGATCAGATGCTCGACGTCACGGTGGGCCAGGACGTCCGGGCGGTCGCCTGGGTGAGGTGCGCCGTGGCTCGCGCCGTGATCTTGTCAATCGGCTGGTATGACAGCGCAGGTGTCTACCTCGGGACATCAACAGGGCCGAGTGAGGCGGTGGCCGCTAACACGTGGACGCCGTTGGCATACACGGCGGCGGCGAGCCTTGCGGGGACGGCGCGGGCGATCCTTAATGTCGCGATGGCGGGAAGCCCACCCGCCTCGCACTTGCTCTACGTCGACGAGGCGGGCATCGGGCTGGCGCCAACTGACAAGCGTGTCGTCACTGGTCCGAACCTTGGCGACGTGGATGTGGAGGCCCGGTTCCGGGTCTCTGCGGTGTCGGTCGGGGAGGCGACGTACGCCTACCTGATGGGCCGTGACGTCGACGGCAGTGACTACTATCGGGCCCGGCTGGCGTTTCGCCCGGACGGCACGTGCGGTGTCGCGCTAGAGCGCATCGACGGCGGACTGCGCGCGACCATCGTCGCCGAGGTGGATGCAGAGGACTGGCAGTACAACCCGGTGACGTATACGGCCGGTGATTGGATCAGGCTGCGCTTTCAGCTACGGGGAGAGGTGGTTCGGGCCGCTGCATGGGCGGACGGCACCTACTGGCCGGGCTGGGCGGTTGGAACCCAGGATGGCACCTACTCGACCCCCGGGCGGACCGGGGTGCGAGCCGGCGTCGCAGGCGGCAGCTTGACCCCTGCTGTGACGGTAGATGTGGATGACTACCAGGTGCGTACGCCGATGGCGGACGTCGACATCCGGGCGGAGATACGCACATCCGGGGACCTGTGGAACTTGCGGGTGGAGCACTACTCCAAGACCAACCCGGAGTTCATCTCCTCGGGATGGAATGTCGACTGGTCGGACGCGGAGACGTGCTTCGAGGTGTTCGACCGCGATGTGTTTTACGCCTGTGCGCCCACCGAGGAGGTGGTTCGTGCGCAGCGACGGTGGCTGCGGGCCGTGTACGAGCAGAATGACGGCGGTGGGCAGGGCCGGTTGACGTTCTACTCGTCGCTGGACGGTGTGACGTGGGGCTCTGGGACCAGCCTGGTGGACTTTCCGGAGCCGTTGGACCTGGACTCCGGGTTCTTCGAGATCACCGTGATCGGGGACATCACCGTATCGCGGGTGGAGATCCGCAACGGCGTTGACGGGCCGCTGATCGTCGCGCCGGACTTCGAGGCGCAGCCGAAGAGCACAAAGGTGTTCGTCGACGCGCACGGCGCGTCATGGGAGGTGGACGGCGTTGGCATCTGCGGTGCCGCCTGATCCGCTGGACCTGGCCTACGCCGGAGGACAGCGGTCAGTTTCATACCGATTCGAACTGCTCGATGGCGCGACGGGTATGCGGCGGGGCGAGCTGACGCCGTTGCGGGATACATCGCCGAGCCTGACCCACGACGTGACGGGCACGATCGTGCGCATGGTGTCCGGGATGACCCTCGGGGTGGCCGACGCGCGGCGGGTCCGGCCGCTGACCGACCGAGTGGCCATCTCGATGATGGTCGGCGGCCGGACCTACTCGCTGGGCCGCTACATGGTAGGCGACGCCGCGGAGCTTGTGACGAGTGCTGGAGCATCGGTGGCGTTGACCCTCTACGACGAGATGTTCCTCATCGACCAGCCACTGGAGGCGGGCTACGAGGCAAGTGGCCTGCTGGTTGACCACGCCATCGTGGGCCTGCTGGAGGGGCTGCCGATCGGCGACGTCCTGGTGGACCCGACGGAGCTGACGTCGGTGAGCGCCTGGTCGCCGGGCAGCATGCGGGGGATAGCGCTGCGGGACCTGTGCCGGCAGGGCGGGTACTTCCTGCCATGGTTCACTCACGCAGGCAAGCTGCGGGTGAAGGCGGCTTTCGAGCCCGCCGCGCAGCAGCCGACGATTGACCTGGACGCCGCGCAGCGGGTGATCCGGGGATCGATCACACGGGGTACGGAGCTGGTGACCGCGCCGAATCGGTTCGTGGTGGTGTCGAACGATCCGGGCTCGGATGCCGACCCAGTGGTCGGCACGTACGACGTGCCGACGCAGGCACCGCACTCGATCGCGCGGCGAGGGTTTGTGCTGCCGCAGGTGGTTGAGGCGCAACTGCCATCGCAGGCGGCGGCAACGGCGTACGCGCGGACGCTGGGGATCCAGCAGACGGTCTACGAGTCTGTGGAGCTGAGCACCGCGGCGGACCCGCGGCACGACGGCTACGACGTAGTGCGGTGGGACGGGGCACTCTGGTTGGAGACGGGGTGGACGATGCCGCTGGTGCCCGGTGGAGAGATGCGGCACCAGCTGCGGCGGGCGTACCCGGACACGGGTGGGGATGAGCTGTGAGTGACAGGCAGGTGCCGGTACGGGCGATCGCTGAGGCGGTGCTGGAGCGGATGATCCGGCTAGGGATGACGTGGCGGCTGCGGCTGGCGCGGGTTGTCACCATCGCCGCGGACGGCACTATCCGAGCGCTACACGATGGCGACAGCGAGCCGATCCGGGTGGTGTCGATGGTTGGGCCGGTCCAGCCGGGCGCGCGGGTGTTCGTGCTTCGGTCGCCGCCGTCGGGGCACCACATCGTGGGCTGGGCTGCGCGGCCATCGACGTTGCCGACCTGGGCGTGCAAGTCAAGTGAGCCGCAGAACGCGACGGCGACTTTCGTCGCCGATCCGGAGCTGGTGTTGCAGATTCCGGCTGCCGGCCGGTACGCCCTGACCGGGGCCGTTTGGTACGAGAGTTCGGTGGCGGCCGGCTTTAAGGCCCAGTTCGTGTTCACCTCTGGGTCAGGGTCGTTGCAGTGGGCTGCGGATGGGCCGACATCATCGGAGACGTCATTGCCGCACATGGGCCTGACCTTCAACGGTGGTCAGCTGACGCTTGGTGCGACGGGTTCCTTCGATCGGTCGTGGGTACAGGGGACCGTCATGGCAGATGGCCCGGCCACGTTGACGTTCCAGTGGGCGCAGGCCACAGGAATGTCAGCTGCGATCACCAGAGTGCTGACCTACTCGTGGCTGCGGCTGGAGGCTATGCGATGAGGTAGGCGTGCAAGCAGCGCAGCCCCGGACGGTGAAGTCCGGGGCTGCGCTGCGTTCACGTGGAGGCATCAGTTTAGCTCACCGGTCTTTGCGACCGGCCGCGACTCACGGCGGGCGGTGGGGCGAAGCACTTCTCGTACATAAAATATTGACGCCAAAGGTCGCCTTCTATACAATGATTATGTACAACATGCTCGTTCTCTGAGGAGATTGGATGGACGGCAAGGCATCGCATGCGGTCCGAAGACGGGTTGTCAGCGAGGTGCTGGGAGCCCCCGACATCGAGGTGGAGGTGGTGGCTCGCCTGTCTAGCGCGTCTCTCCGGGCGGCTTCCTGATCATCATCCACAGTCAGTGTCGTACATTGACCTTGTATGGCAGGCGGCTGTGGGAGGAGAAGAGCGTGCGGGTGAATCAGGAAAAGCTGCAAGCGGTTGCAGAGCGGTTAGCGACGCAGCTGACGCGGCCGGGCCCGTTGGAGCTGCCGGTGATGGTGGGGCTCAAGGAGATCGGCGCGATGTTCGGCGCGAAGGAGAACACGCCGTACCAGTGGCGGTCGAAGGGTGTCCTGCCTGCCTCGGATGACGACGTGAGTAACAATCCGCAATGGAAGTTGATCACAATCTATGAGTTCGCGAAGACGACCAACCGGAAGATCGTGTGGGATCCGTGGGGCGTCCTGGAGGAAGACGACGAAAGGGGATAGCTATCGGCGTGGAGGATGGCATTGCGGCCGTACATCTGCGGTGTAGGGTGCCGGCATGACATCGGCCCCGCCAGGCGGTCATCTGGCGGGGCCGGGTAACCCGGAACACGAAACGGGTCGCACGCGCATCGTACGCCAGTTCGGACGACGGTGCTCTTGCGGCGGCGCACAGAGAGGCCGCCTACATGGTGGACCGGTGGACGGTCGAGCGCGCGGTGAGGCACGAGCTATGCACGCTCGACCCTCCCGGTCGGCAGCTCGTCCTGACGCTTCTCACGTGGTCCGACGCGGCCACTGCGGTGATCCCTGAGCGGTTCACGCCAAGCCTGACCGACCTACAGAAGGCAACCGGGCTCGCGCGATCATCGATCGCGAAGTGGCTCAACGTGCTGGAGGGCAGGGGCGGCAGGGGTGGCGAGGAGCGGCCAGAGCAGAAGTGGGTGTGGCGCGAGCGGCCGACGGTCGCGGACGCCCGGCGTAGAAAGGCTCGGACGGTCTACCGCCTGGGTGTGCCGTCGGAACTGTTGCGGCGGCTCACCGAGCTGGGTGTCGTTGGTCCGCGTGCCGGACCAGGCCGGTCAGAATCACCCAATTTACCCGCATTGGCTGGTCCGGCACGCGGACCAGTGAAGGCCGGTAGTGGTCCGCATCGCGGACTAGAGCTAGTCCGTCAGGCGGAACGGGTTAGTCCGCCACACGGACGCAAGACATACAGGAAACATGAACCGGGTGGGCACCGCGCGAACGGCGATCACCGGTACGTCGAGGGGCCAAACGGCCGATGTGCCCATCCCGGGTGCAACAGGTCGGCTCCACTGCACGGCCCGAGCCTGCAGGCCGTGCCCAAACAAGAGAGGAGTGTGATCGGGGGCATGAGTAGGCACCACCCTCCGGTCGACGACGCGCAGTGCGAGACGTGCGGCGGCGAGCTGATTGCCGCCGGGGACGACTGGCTGCACCAGGTGCAGGGCGACTGTACTGAGCTGGGCACCCCAGTGATCTGTCGGGGCGCGGATTGCGGCATGCCGGCCGCCGTGGGTAGCGAGGTCTGCCTGGGGTGTGCAGATGCCTTTTCGTCACCAAATGGTGTACGGGTACGGTCCTAAAAAGCGACCGTATAAAATATGGACGTTCGTTCACGTGGAAGGAACGAAGGATGAGTTCACGGTTCATGCCCGCCAGCCGGAAGAGGGCGAAGGGCCGGATCGCCCTCGCTGGGCCGAGTGGAGCGGGGAAGACCCTGACTGGCCTCAAGCTGCTGTACACGCTGACCGGCGCGGTGACAGTCGCCGACGGCATCCAGCGGATCGCGGCCATTGATACCGAGCGGGACTCGGCCGACAAATACGCGGTGAACCCAGAGCTGCCCGGCGTCGGCGACATGACGCCGGAGGAGGCCGGCGGGTACGGCTTCTCGAAGATCAGCCCTGTCCGGTACGACCCGCGCCAGCTCGTGGAGCTGATCGACGAGGCGGCCGTGGCCGGATTTGGAGCCCTGATGGTCGACTCGCTGTCGCACTACTGGTTCGGCCCCGGCGGCGTCCTGGAGCTGGTCGACCTGTTCGCCCGCAACCATGGCGGCCGATCGATGGACGGTTGGAAGGAAGTCCGCCCGATCGAGCGGGCGTACATCGAGAGCCTGATGGCTTATCCCGGACATGTGGTGGTGTGCCTACGGTCGAAGCAGCGCTATGAGCTGGTGGAGGGCAGCGACGGCCGGTCCAAGGTGGCCAAGCTTGGTATGCAGCCCGACCAGCGTGATGGCCTGGAGTACGAGTTCGATTTGGTGGGTGACCTCGACCAGGAGCACTACCTGCGAGTGACAAAAAGTCGGTGCGGCGCCTTGACCGATCAGGTGATCCACAAGCCGGGCGCGGAATTGGGCCACCAGCTGCTCGACTGGTTGGACAATGGCGAGCCCCCGAAGGATGTCGACTGGTCGAAGGCCCTCGCGGCGTGCGCCGCCCGGGAGGACCTGTCGGTGCTGTGGCAGCGGGCGCAGCGGCTGGGCAAGACACAGATGCTGCGGGATGCCTTCAACGCGCGGAACGCGGAAATCGCCGCGATCCGGCGAGCGGCCGAAGCCCCGGGCGCGAGCGCACTGTCGGCGGCAGCGGGCGCAGCACCGGTCAACAATCCGCAGGCCGAGGCGGCGGGAGCAGGTCGATGAACGTCCAGCAGGCCGCCATGCGGACGGCGGTGCTTAAGGCCCTGATGGACGAGGTGCGCAAGGTCTACGACGCGGCCCGCGCTGAGGCCGACGGTCGCCTTGTCGAGCTGCACGGCACGCTCGGTGTGAAGACGATCGAGGTGAAGCTGCCCGGCTTCGACGGGCCGGTGGCGCAGGTGACGCTCTCCGAGCCGAAGACGGGTTTCGTGATCGACGAGGCCGGGTTTCTGGCCTGGTGCAAGCAGGAGTATCCGAGTGAGGTGCACGTGCCGGAGCCGGTCGAGCAGGTGCGGCCAGGCTGGCGGAAGGTGCTGCTCGCGCGGATGCGGGTGGAACAGGACGGCACGGTGGTCGACGGCGAGACGGGGCGCGTTCTCGACTTCGTGGGGGTCGCGGAACCACCGCCGCCTTCGACGACGCTGACCTTCAAGAAGGGCGGCCGGGAGGAGATGGCGCGGGCCTACCGGGATGGCCGGCTGGCGCTGCCCGAGCTGCTGGCCCTGCCCGCGAGTAGCCAGGAGTAGCGCAGCGCGGGGCCATGCACCGCCCGCCGAAGCGAACCTTAGGCCGCTGCACGACATCGGTGAGCCACGGTATGGGGCGGGTGTCGCTGTAGTAGCGAAACATACGGCCGCAGTGATTGAATGTAGCCGCCCCGATCAAGTCCAATCGGGCTTGGGTGCGGAGCCGGTCAGGTGAGTGTCGGGGGACAAGATGCCTGATCGGCCCGCGCTGGGGACAAAGCACCACAGAGCCCAGAACACGCATTTTGCGGTGTTCTGGGCTCTCTTGCTTTGATGGATGTAGCGTCCCGTGGCAGACGTTAGTACGCCACGCCGCTTGGGGTATGAGTTGGAGTAGCGGCGATGCCGATATTGTGGGCCGGGCGCACATGAGTGTATGAGTTGGCACAGTGCTATGACGCACTGCTACCTTATAGGTCGGCCCTCGGCGGAGTGGAACCTGTAGCGGCGCGTTGCCGTACCGGTGACACGGCGCGAGGAGCGACGACGGCGAACAGATGGGTAGGGGTCGCGAGTGCGCTGCTACGGGTACGACGAGACGGGACGCGAAATCATCCCGGGTGAGGCCGCGGTGATTCGTGACGTCGCTACGCGGGCTGTGGCGGGAGAGAGCATGCGCTCGATAGTCGCCGACCTACGGAAGCGCGGCGTTGTCACGTCGGCTGGACGACCATGGACCCAGCAATCCTTGTCGCGACTCCTGCGGAACCCACGCCTTTCAGGTCAGAGGACGTACCTCGGCGAGGTTGTCGGCCGTGGTGATTGGGAAGCAGCCCTTGATGAGGACACGCACCGTAAGTTGCTGGATGTGCTGGACGATCCGTCTCGCAAGCAGCCGGACGCGACCAATGTGCGCAAGTACCTACTGTCTGGAGGGTTCCTCCAGTGTGGCTATCCGGTGCCTGACGACGAGGTCGCCCTTTGCGGGAAGCCGTTGTACACACAGCCAAGCAATAGTGGCAAGCGGGGGTACGTTTGCCGGTCTGGCAGTCCCAGTTACGGGTGCGGTCGAATCAGGATCGCAGCTGCCAGCCTCGAGGAAGAGGTCGCTACCCGGGCGCTGGCCCGGCTAGCGTCACCGAAGGTACGCGCACGGCTGGAGGCCCAGGTCGGAACCCCTGTCCGTGAGGAAACGATCAGCGACGCCTTTGCGGCCATCGAGGATCGTTTGACAGAGGCTGGCGAAGCGTACGCGCGCCGGGAGATCAGTATCAGCACGCTGAAGTCGATCGAAAGCGAGGCGCGGCGGGAACGTCGCGACCTGCAGGAGCGTTCGGCCCAAGCCGCGCGATTGCAGTCTCTGCCGGCGACGACGCCCGAGGGCTTAGCCGAGTGGTGGATTGATGCGCCGCTGGAGCGGCGCCGGGAACTGCTCGCCCTGGTTCTGGATCGCATCATCGTGCGGCCGGCCACGCGGCCCGGACGAGCACACTTGGACGCGGAGCGGCTTGAGTTCGTTTGGAAGTGAGGCGCTTGGTCCGGGGAGGGCGCCCGAATTTGGTGGTGTGTGCTGGAAACGCCGTGATGGGTGACGTTAGCGGTGAAGGCGAAGGCTTGCTGTAATCGATCACCTGGGCTTTCCACTCATTCGGTCCTGTCAGCTTTAGCCCTGCGTAGTTCTACCGGTCGCCACGCCTGGTGAGCTTCAGTGCTGCTCACCGTCAATGCTCGCATAGCTACGTCTCTAGTTTGACGCTAGCTACTGTTACGGAAAGTCACCGAAGCGCTAGTGAGTTGATCAAAACGCATAGCAGTGTCCGGCTTGCTACGAGCTATGATCTTCCGGTTCAGGTCCCCTTGTGCTGTTGATTCGTTGCCGCGCGGGCTTACGATCTCCGATGCAGATGTCCTCAAGGGATGGCACGGCGTGGCGATAGGTGTCGGGTCACAGTGGCATTGCTGCTACATTGAGGTTGAATCGGGGGGGAGTGTAGTTGGTGCGAACACGGAAGATCGAGATCCTGGGCCTGGCCCAGCGGATCGAGGCGGAACTGGAGTCTGGGCGGGTCGACGACGTCGACATGAGTGACGACCAGGTGCGGCGACTCGCGGCGCTGCTGCGACCGCCGGTGCCGACACCGCCCGTTAGATTGGCCCCGGTGGTCGCATCTGCCCTTGCGTGACTTCCGTCGACAGCCTCTCGCTCGTACATACAGTATTGACGTCAAGATCGTTTCAGTTTACAATGAATATGTACGAAATCTTCGTGCATGTTCACTGTGGAGGAACGATGGCTTCTATACCGACGAAAAAGGTAGTACTGAGGGCTGTTCCGATTAGCAGAATTGAGGCGGACCCCGACCAGCCTCGTAAACAGTTCACCGAGGAGGAGTTGGCCGAGCTGGCAGCCTCGATGAACAGGCTTGGTCAGCTCCAACCGGTCGCCCTGCGAAAGACGGGGAGGTCGGGCTACTACCGTCTGGTCTTCGGTGAGCGGCGCTGGCGGGCGGCGCAGCAGGGCGGCATCGGCGAACTGCAGGCGATGGTCTGGGAGATGGATGACGAGGCGGCGTTCATTGCGCAGGTCTCCGAGAACGTCAACCGCGAGGACATGACGCCGATGGAGGAGGCTGCGGCGTATGCGCGCCTTGCCAGCGCTGGCTGGGAGACCGCGGAGATCGCTGAGCTGTTCGGCAAAAGCGTGCCCTACGTCGGCTGGCGAATCGACCTGCTGGGCCTCATTGATGACGCAAAGAAGCTCGTCGGCGATGGGCAGCTGCAGGTGGGCGTCGCTTGGTACGTGTGCCGACTTCACTTCGACCAGCAACGGCGGTTCCTGGTGAGGTGGGCGCGCGGAGAGTTCTCCTCGGCGCGGGACGCCGAGGCGTTCGCAAAGGCGTGCAAGGCGGCAGAGGAGCAGGCCGAGTTCTTCCAGCTCGACAAGGGGCGGCATGACGAGGAGGGGCAGGCGGAGGTAGCCGAGAGCCGCAGAAAGGTCGTCAGCAAGATCGAGCGGCTGGAGGCGGCCGGGAAGATTCTGCACGAGCTGGCGCAGATGGCCGTGGAGGACCTGGCGCGGCTGCTCGCCGGTGCCGAGGGCGGCGTGGCCGGGCACCGGCAGCGTGTCGATGACCTCCGGTCGCTCGCGGGCAAGGTGTCGGGCAAGCTACGCAAGGCGCAGGCCCTGGCCGCCGCAGTGACGGTAGAGCTGGACCCGGACGTCGTGGTGATCCCCGGCGAGCTGTCCGCGTTGCCGGCCGACGTCTGACCGGTGGTGTTCGACATCCATGTCCGCCCAGCGCTCATCGTCGAAGCGTGTGCGGCCCGGTTGTTGGGAGAACCGATGGAGGCTGTTTCCTTGGCCACAATCTATACGGCCGCAATCAGATATTGCGGCCACTGTAAATCACGAAGTGAGGTTGCATGAGTCGGATCGAGGAGATCGAAGCGCAAGCCCGCCGGGTCGAAGCATCCCTACCCGACTACGTCGCGATCCGAGAGCTTGCCGCTAGGGCGTTGACCGCGACTGCGGAGGATCTCGGGCTGGAGCTCGCGGAGCAGGACGCCCGCGACTTAGCGGTGGCCGTTGTCAACGCGGTCCACAAACCGGCCGAGCTTCACGGCATCCTGCTGGCCTGCCGGGTTGCCGAAAACGAGGTGGACGCGAACGAGCGGTATCTGCTCCCGAAGGTACGAGAAGATGCCAAGGCGGGAGACTCGATAGCCCGCGAGGTTCTTGGCGGCCTTGAGCTCTTCGCCGAGGGTGTTGAAAAGGTGCGCGGCGAGCTGACCGAACGGCTGGCCCGCGTCGGCCGCCAGTGGCTAGCGGCGCAGCCGGGAACGGCCGATGCCCGCACCGAGGCGAAGGCCGGGGGGTGAATTTGCAGCTGTTCACGAACCGATACCAGCGGTTCCGCCCCGACCAAGGGGTGCCGGTCCGAACGACTGTTGGTGCTCCCCGGTTCCCATTGCCGTACGGGCTGGCCGGATTCGCCAAGCTCCTCGCGCCTAGCTACGCAATGCTGAAGATGGCCGAGGGCCCGTACCGACACATCTATCTGGAGCGCCTGACAGCTGCCGGTGTCGATTTGATCTACGAGCAGCTTGCGGAGATCGCCGGCCAAGCGGGCAGTCGGCTAGTCCTGCTCTGCTTCTGCGACCTCTCTGTGCCTCCCCCTGACAACTGGTGCCACCGGCGCATGTTCGCCGCGTGGTGGGAGGAGCAGACCGGCCACGACGTGCCGGAGCTAGGGGAACGGCGTAGCCCCCCGGCCTTGACCCTGTTTGACTGATTGAAGGAGTTCACGTGGAAGTGACTCTTGAGGCCCGCCGAGGGGTGGGCACACCGATTGATCTCGACCCGACCCTGCTGCCTGGCGAGCCCGGGTACTTCTCGGGGGAGTGGCTGGCGTACCCGTTCGACAGCAGCTATCGATTCGATGCAGCCTACGCCGGCACGCTTGTCGGACGCTGGAAAGGTTGGGCCAAGTGGGAGTGCACCCGTGACGTCGCCGCCGCAGTAGTGGCCGACCAGGAAGCCACTCGGCGGCACTACCGCCTCGAGTACGCGGTAGCCGGTCTCAGAGAACCCAGGCTAAGCACTGTGCTCGACACTGACTTCCTCCCGATGAGGTGGGAAGGCGATGCCATCGTTGTAGACAGGCGGGCATGCGGCAAAATAGGCGATCATCACATCAAGCCGAACGAGCGTGGCTTATACGTTGTGATGGGCGGCCTGTGGTCCTGGGAGGAGGTCCCGGCAGACAAGGCAGACACGGTGCATGGGCAGGTAGTCATCTGACCGTAGCCGTATAGCTGGGGCCGGTGCGACGCGCCGGCCCTTTCGCTGTGTTTGTAGCTCTGTATGTTCCCGCCGGGAACATGGGCGGGAACAGTGGGCTACAAGCGGATACGAGCGGCCACAAGGTAGACATACGCTGAACAGGCCCGCTAGCATTGCGGCAGCTCAGCAGCCATGCGACCTGGGGGTTCAAGTCCCCCCTCGGACACCAACCATTTCCCCATGAAAGTCCGCTACAGGCTGTGCTTGTACGCGGACTTTCTGCTTTCCAGGGTCGTAGGTCAGGCGTAGCCCGATCTGCCGGTACACCTCGGCGCGGTCGGTGGGGTCGGCCTCTCGCAGCACGGTGATGATGTCGCCTAGCGCGGTGACAAGATCGCCTATCTGCTGTCGTGTCAGGTGTTGTTGAGCCTGTTGGGGGCGGGCTCGGTTGAGCACGGCCAGGATGCTGCGGCGTTCGGTTTCGACCTCGGCGATCCATCTTGTGACGACGGTGGGGTCGGCTCCGGCTTCGAGGGCTGCCTTGTGGCGGGTGAGCTTGGTTTCGCACTCGGCGAGTTGGATGCGGGCGCGGTCGGCCTCGTGGTCGATGTCGGGGGTTTCTTGGTGCTCGGTCAGTGCGGTGATGGTGTCGGCGATGCGGTGTGGGGCGAACGCTTGGGCGAGGGCGGCGTCGAGCGGGCCGATGAGGTCACGTTCGCGGAGGTAGACGTTGCGGGGGTGGTTGATCTTGTTGGCGAGGGCGTATTCCTGGGCGTAGCGGCAGCGGTAGTATGCCTCGCCGTTGGATCGCTGGCCCTGCATCTTTCGGTTGCACAAGGCGCAGTACAGGCTGCCCTTCAGAAGGTAGATGTGGCGAGCGCGGTGCTTCTTGTGTTCGCCGCCGGGACCACGACCCCGGCGGCGCAGGAGCGCCTGAGCGGCGTCGAAGGTCTCGGTGTCGATGATCGCTGGGTGTGCTTCGTCGTTGGACGTGACCCACTGCTGTTGTGGGTTCCAGCGCATGACGCTGGTGTGGCCCATGGCGACGTCGTTGACGTCGAGCAGAATCTCGTCGGTGCGTTGGCGGTTCCAGACTTGCCGGCCGGTGTAGCGGGGGTTGGTGAGGATGACTCGGATGGCGCTCTTGGACCAGGCGATGCCGGAGCGGTGGGGGTTGCGTGCCCGGTCGTAGGCCGAGGGGCAGGGGATGCCGTCGGCCGTGAGTCCTTCGGCGATGACGTAGAGGCCGTTGCTGGCAAGGAACTCGGCGAAGATTCGGGCGACGACCGGGGCGGTGTTGTCGTCCAGAGCGAGTCCGTGTAGCCGCTTGCCGTCGGCTGCCTTGCCGGGGTTGGGGTGCGGGCCGAGGTCGATCAGGCGGTAGCCGTACGGTGGGCGTCCGCCGAGGAATCGGCCTTCGAGTTTGGTTTGCGCTGCCATGGCGGTGCGGACGCGTACCTTGATCCGGTTCCGTTCGCCCTTGCTCATGCCGCCGAAGACCGACATCACGAGGTCGTGCGCCTCGTTGTCGGGGTCGAGTGGCCCGCCGACCTCGGGTACCCACAGGTCCACGCCGTAGTGGGTGAACAGCGGGAAGGTGAGGCCGAACTGGTTGCCGTAGAAGGCGCGGTGGGGTTCGCCGATCACGACGGCGTCGAATCCGCGTGCCGGGTCACGCAGTGCCCGGAGCAGGGCGCCGGCCTCGGGCCGACGCTGCCAGGGCAGGGAGCGGCTCTGCCCGATGTCGAAGAACTCGGCGACGATGATCCCGCCGTGCGGTTCGATCAGGGCCGTGGCGCGGTTGCGCTGCCAGCCTCGGGACGATTCGGGGTCTTGCTGGTCCTCGGTGGAACAGCGGCCGAGGAACGCGAAGGGCAGGGTGGTCACATCATGCTCCGTGGGGGGAAGGGGCGGTGTCACGGCGCTGCGCGACGTGGCTCAGGAGGCGTAGGAGTGCCCGCGCGGCTGGCGGCGTCAGGGCAGGCCAGTCATCGGGGACTTCCAGACGGAGGGCCGATTTGGGCAGTTCATGGGCTTGCAGAATGGCGCTCATGGTGATCGTGAGGCGTGTGCTGGCGCCCTTCGAGGGGCTGTTGAGGTCGATGGCGAACGCGTCGAGGATGCGCCGGACGAGCGGCGACGGCAGGCGGGAGAGGTCGACGGTCAGCCCGACCGCGAAGTCCGCGAGTTCCGCTGCTGCGGGATACGCCGTGCCTTGGACGCGGGCCGGCTGGTTCGTCGTGTGTGGGGAGACGAGTCGGAGGCATGACTCGACGAGTCGGGGCCTGTCCGTGCCGAGGACGTGCTTGTTGAAGGCGCGGGAAATCGCTGCCAGTTGGGCGGGGGTGCTGTGGCGAGTCACCGTGGGGTCCATCGATGCTTACCTCCTGCGGTCGATTGGAGTGCGGTGTTCCCGCCGCTGGTCGTGCAGGCGGGTCAGTACGTCGAGATAGGCGACGCTGCGCAGTTGCCACGGCGTGACCGGGAGCCCGTGGCCGTCGCGGATCTCGGGTGCGAGTAGGAACTCGATGTCCGCGACCGCAAGCGCACGCATGATCGCGAAGACCGGTGCCTCGCGGCGGGACAGGCGGTAGACGTCGGTGCTGATCACGAAGTCGAATCGGCGTTCGGGCAGCTTGGCCTCGGTGATCAGGTCATCCAGACCGCCGTCATGGCCAACTTCTCGCTCGTTGGTCAGGGAGAGGTTGGCTGGTGCCCGCTGGTAGTGGGGCCGGGTGCCGAGGTCGTAGAACACGGCCGTGATCGCGCCTTCGGGTAGGACCGAGGCGCACTGCTGGTACTGACCGCCGAGCACGAGGGCCGCCGTGGCAAGGTCACCCGCGTCGGCGGTCCGGCCGTAGAACGCCACGCGCGGGGGCGGTGTCGCTGCGCGGGGGTTCATGCCTCGTCTCCGCTGCTCGGGGTGGCGTCGCCGGTGCTGGGGGCGGTGAGCGCGAGGACGTGGCAGTGTGCGCCCGTCTCGGCGAATCGGTTGGTGCGGGTGTGCCACCACTGCTCGGCGCGGTCAGGCCCGGTGAAGGGACCGACGACGAACACGCTGTGGCTGCGGGGGTGGATGCACACCGCGACGGTCGGGGCGTTGAGGTCGCCCACAGAGGCGGTGGCGGGGGCGCACACGGGGGCGGTGGTGAGCGCTGGCCCGGCGGTGGCGTGCTGGTAGGGGTGGGCCAGGGTGCCGGTGGTGCGGTCGGCGGCACCCGGTGGGCAGATGGCCACGGTTACCGCCTGATCGTTCGATGCGGTCACGGCTATGCCATAGGGGCCGTAGACGACGATGCGGCCGGTGCCGTCACGGGTGACGGTGGCGTACAT